AAGTCAATACCATCCTTGACCTAATTAAAAAACCATGACCACCTATTCCATCACCCAGGGCAATGAGGTTTACATCTACATTTTAGGTAGACTTGTCATGAAGAGGTGGTTACATCTTGGGTTGAGTGCAACTTTTCATGTGTCACCCAAGGGTGTGAGGTGGAGTAATGTGCGAATGTGATATTGATAACTACACACAAGCCTATATAGAGGTTGTGCGCAAGGCAAGGAAGGACCATAGCTGCTATGAGTGTGGCAATGTAATCACCAAGGGTGATAAGTACACCATATGCTCTGGTGTAAATGACCACCGTGGTTTTAGCTATAAGTGGTGTCATGACTGTGCCACCAAGAAAAACCTCATGTGTAGCATTGAGAGGGGTTTCTGTTGGATATTTGGTGACCTCCTTACATGTATTGAGGAGTGCCGAAGGGAGTGCGTTGAGTCATGAGCCATGCAGTAAACGCTCAAAAGCAGTACGATAGAAGGGCCCTGACCCCAGAAGAGAAAATCTACCTTCGGGAACTTGACACCCCCAAATCAGATTGATAGATTGAGTGGTGTGAGGGCAAGAGAATGAGAATCGATGAAGACTTGATGTTCGTTGACCTTTGTGATGATGAGCCAGAGGAGTTGTTTGATTGGGCTAAGGCCGTCATTCGTGGTGGTACATTCCCCCATCCAGAACCATGGTGGGTCCAAGAGTGGCTGGATAAGGCTGCTGAGAAGGGAACCATCATAACTCCGAGGATTGCGGCAATGGCTTGCGCTTTACCCCAACGAGTGACCCTCTCAATCCTTGAGGCTGCATTGTCAGCATTTGATGATGGCCACGGATAGCAGCCTGGTTGTAGTCCGCGAGGGACAGGTGTGGGCCTATAAGAAAAACACCAAGTACACCGTGATTCACCTGGATGCCCACCTTAGGGCATGGATTTTGATGGAAGGGTCCATCTCTGGAATGGAGACCACCATCAACCTCAACCAAGATGGCACAGTTTTTTACCCAGATGTGTGGGATATGTTGGAGGATGTGACAATATGAAATTCATGAAAAAATTGGTGCATGAGATTAATGATAACGAGTCGGTCACCGTCTATCTAGACGAAGCATCTACCTCGTTACTTGTGCTTGATACTTGTGGTGAAGCTGCATACACCTCTGACCTCACCTCATCCCAAATCAAAGAACTGGGGTTGTTTTTGATTAATGCTGCAAAAACAATGGATGAGGAGAAATCCAAATGAGCCTTGACCAAATTATTGACCATTACTTCTCGGGTGACCAGGGTGGGTTGAGTGATAGCGATGTCACCAACGTCGTGGAGCTCGCAGACTGCTTTACCGACCGTGTACAAGACCCCATCTCCCGGGCTATGGAGACATTGGGGTTGAACACTCGATACCTGGAAGGATTGGGGGAGAAGTGAAATATATCGTTGCATATACGACGGAGAATTCAGATCTCTACACGGAAGACTTTGAGTCCAGATCGCGCGCGTTGTATTTTATCTCGCACACCGAGGACAAATGTATCCTTATCGGGCCCGTACCGAACGCCACGGAAGTGGAGGATCATACATGAACGTCTTTGGAACGCTTGTTCACCATATGGTATCGGAACTGTACGGACCATCGATAGAAGAACAGATCGAACAATAAATGAGTAATCCCTCCATGGGCCAGCTTGCTTTCGAGGCATGGGCTAAGTTTATGAATACCTATGATAAAGAACACAAGGTGTGCTCATGGGAGGAGCTTCAATCCAATCATGTTGAGGCATTCGCCTGGCATGAAGCTGCAAGAGCATTGCATGAGGTTTACATGAAAGAGATTGATGCCGCCGAGGTCGCGGGTGCTCTTAAGGCTATGGAGCAGGAAAGATTGTGGAGGAAGTAATGGTCTGTGGGAATGGTGTCGACCGTAGTGAAATCTGTTTCAGATGTGACAATTTGGATGGGCTCCAAAGGCTTGAGGATGAACAAGCCAATCAACGAGAGATAGGCGCCAAGGAGGAGCGGGCGCGCATCGTTGATGCAATGCGTAAGAGAGCTTTGCTTTTTCAGGAAGGTGCTAAACTTTCGACAGGCACGACGCGTACCAATTTTAAAAAAGCTTCGGCAGGTTGCCGAAGAGATGCCGATTGGATTGAGGACGGTTGCAAATGACCCCCGATGACTTCCCGCAATTCGACGACCCGCGCGTGCGGGAGGTGATGGCGGCGGCTGCGAATTTGGTGGACCGCATTGCCAAGGAAACCGAGGAGTTCGACCTTCCGGGTGAAGGCAATACGTTCGATCAATTATGTGATGACGCGAACACTCTCTCGAGTGCCCTCTTCGCGGCGCAGCACTCGGTCCCTCGCAAAACCTACCCGTGCGCCTGTCATCTTGGTGACCCGCATCATCCTTGGTGTGAAAGAGCAGAGCAGCACTCAAGGCCGGAAACCATTGACGAGGTCACGTCACGTTAGCGAATGAGTCATGAAGACCGAGGCGACGGACAATAGAATTAAGTGCCCACACTGTGGAACCTGCACGTGGAATAAAGATTATGTGCAGTTTATGGAGGACCATGACAAGCCGAATGGCAACTTCTGCAAGAAGGGCAAAAAAATATCGATGGATAGAAAGTCATGCCCTCCGCGAGGGTGAGCGCCTCCTGGCATATAAACATGGTGAGCTCGATGACATGATTGCACGGAGGAAAAAGCATGACCAGGGATGAGATGATGGCGTTGATTAAATTTGCTATAGACCAAATTGACTGGAGCGTTCATCCGGACGATGCCATCAAGTCCAAGTTCACCAAAGCCCAGGCGTGGCTAGAGGATGAGGCCAATAAGCAGGAATTGGTTGAGATTACTCCCGATAATGTGGAGGATAATATTGATAGGGTGGGATGGTTTTTAGAGTCTTGACATCTACAAATTCATAGTGTAGATTGAAGGTATGAAGAGTGAGTGGTTGGTGATGACATACATGACAAAGTCACTGTTTAAGTTGGTGAATGACGCGGTGGTTAAAAGCTCTATCGCTGCCAATAAGTCACATGCGTTCCGAAAACAGCAAATCAAACTTGCAAAAATGAGTATGTATCAATGTGATGATGTGGTCATTGAGGACCACCCGGAGTATGATAATGGGAAGTGATATGCATCATTGGGCATTGCATCACGACATGATTGGTGAAACCCCACCCCAAGACTTAAAGGTTGTTCGTAGGCTTGGCGCAGGTAAAGCAATGGAGAAAGTCATCTCCTATCTCGAAAACATTGAGCCGAGTGATTATACTAACACCAACTCACTCAAAATACTTCTAGCTCAAGTTGTTGAGTCTATGAAGTTGAACATCAAGAATTTCACAGATGTAGAGTAATGGCTTGGATAAATCTCGAACAAGACCTAAAGGAAGAGTTTGAGACCCTTCAACTAAGGGAACTAGATAAGATCCCTGAACGTGTATCTCCAACACGTATATATTACTACAGACATCGCGATATCATCCGCGCCAGAAGAATTCAGCGCTACCATAATGAGGACCTTGAGACCAAGAGGCACAATCTTGAGCTTCAGCGCAAACGTAGAAGCAAGATGAATCCCGTTGACCGGGCTAAAGACCATGGTAGGGTATGGAAGGCCCCAAGGGTAAAGCAAACCAAGGAGGAGAGGAGGGAGAAGGATAGGGTTGCCCAGAAAGCAAGATATCACCTACTCTCCTGGGAGCAAAAGAAAGCCCTGAATGCACGGAAAAAATCCAAGTACAACAGAGATGTGTAGAATAGTTTTGATGAGGGATGAATGTGGCTTGATTTAGAGGAGGCATTATCTGAGACATACTATAAAGGTATGTGGGATATCATGGCGGATGAGTGGTTTGAGCGCAAGCTCACCAAAGATGCCAAAAACCTAATCTTCCACAGGGATTGGTACCACACAAACAAGCATCGCCCTGAGGTAAAGGCTAAAATAAAGGCAAACAACTCATTGAGGCACAAGTCTAACATTCTTGGAAGAATCCCCAATCAAATTACATGTGGTCATCCAGAGAGGAAGCATAAAGGCAAGGGCATGTGCCAAAACTGCTACACAGCAAGCCGAAAGGTATTATTGAAAGCCGTTTGAATCCATGTGGCCGTGGTGTAATAGGTAGCAATGATAGTCCCCTGTATTCCGGGGTGGTATTGGTTCGAGTCCAATCGGCCGCACTGTGACAATTATGTCACTACACAGAAAACAACACCAACGTTTACGATAGTCCCTTGATTGGGACGGAAGATGGAGTGTTAAGTAATTCTCTACTGCCCACTGAGGCACAATCCGTCAACGACGAAGGTACAATAAATGGGGTTCACCATTACTGTACGAACTACCAACTGGTAGTTCTATGCATGAGTAGTCCAATTGGCAGGAGACAGAGGATTTAAACCCCTCCCAGTGTGAGTTCGAGTCTCACCTCATGTACTGAAATGACCGCTCACCCACGTGAGTAAGGGGGCCCTTATTAAAGATAGCCCAGACACTGAATCTGGTTTCTGGTTTATGGGACAGTATGAAGACAGCCCGGAGAGACAGGCAACAACCATCCATAGCTCAACAGTGAGAGCAGAGTTCTTATACAGCTAAGGTTCCTGGTGCAAATCCAGGTGGATGGACTAACACATTGTCACACACTCGCACATCCATAAAAGTAGTGAGAAGTCAAGATATTATCATGGATGAAGTGTTAGAGGGTTTACTCCTAGAGTCTATCGAGTTATACAGGGTCTCAAGGAAAATGAGACTTTATGCTCCACCAATCTATGTTTTGCGCTTGAGTGCAAAGGAGACCTCTGCCATTAAATGGGCAAAGGGGCTTGCTAAGGATGGTTTGATAGAGTATCATCGTTCCAGAGCGCAGAGGGTTGGTAAAATCAGACATGCCTTTGAGTTCCAAGTCTGGGACTACAAGAATAACATTATTATTGAAGGGAAATGTAAATGAGTGATGATGTGAAGGATAATAAGCTTGCGATTGTTCCCACCCATAGTGGTGCGTTGGAGCCTACAACCCTGGGACAACTTGCAACACTTGCTGGAAAAGCAGCAAGTACAGGGTTTTTTGGTGCTCAAACTGAGGAACAGGCATTGCTGTTGATGATGGCGGGAAAGGATATTGGATTTAGTTACACCCAATCCCTTCGTGCCTTCCAGCTGATTAAGGGAAAGCCTAGTCTTTCTGCCAGCGCGATGGTCGCGGTGTGTCTCAATAGTGGCAAGTGTGAGTTCTTTCGATGTCTAGAGAAGACAAATACCAGTGTTACCTTTGAGACCAAGCGCAGGGGGAACCCTGCTCGCACATTGACTTTTACCATCCAGGATGCTCAGGCTGCTGGATTGGTCAATGATATGTATCGAAAATACCCCAGGCAAATGCTCAGTGCACGTTGTCAGGCGGAGTTGGCGCGTGAGGTTTATCCTGAGCTACTTATGGGGCTATATGACCCTGATGAGTTGACCAATACTGGCACACCTACTCCCATACCTCCACCTAAGGTTGATGATGCTATTTTTAATAAGGACATTGCTGTCGTAGCACAGCCAATTCTCATCCCAGACGCTGAGATTGAGGAGGAGGATATTGAGGAGCCACCCAGTGAGGTGGATGAGGCAAAGGCTCTTGAGGAGGAGTCTCAAGCTGATGCTTTCAAGGCATCCATCATTGAGTCTGCTACATTAGAGAAATGTGTCGCGGTTTATGGTGACGCGAAGAGTGCCCTGGCTTCACGTGAGGATTTGCTTGCAGAGATTCGCAAGGTGTACTCCACACGCTATAAGGAATTGAAGGCCGGCAATGCCGAGTGATAAGTTTGACCCTGAGGCATTCAACAACCTCCTGAGTGATTTCTATGATACCATGGGGAACTCTGAGGTGACTTCCAAGGCGCTAAAGGGCGCGGATGACCTTGAGACACTTGGAATGTTTTTTACCTTCTATGTCTTGTCAAAAGACCTTGAATATCGCAGGATGGATGAGAGGCTAAAGGACCTTGAAAAGCATGCCTTGCGATGGAGTGATGATGCATTGCCTCATGTTGAGGGAGCTAAAGAATGAGTTTGCGCAAACCAGATTATGGTAGCGAACATGAGAATGGTGTGGGTGATGAGTTTGACTACGACAGCAGTCAAGTTCGTGACCTCCGAGATGCCATGAATGAATGGATTGAGGAGCAAAAGAAAATGCACGCTGAGGCATATCAGCAGGTGGGATATGAGGTGGGTGCACTTATCCAACGTGTTGAGACCCTAGAGAACATGCTCTACCGTGGTGGTAGCCCATCCCCCACTTCACTCCTTGGCGCAAGTGGTGCTACCATTCACTCTCTTGGTGCACGAAGTAAAAAGAAGGGCAAGAAATGAGCTGGGAGCAACTGGCGGAGAAGGGGTATAACACCTACATGATGTGTCTAAGTGGTGGGAGTTGGAAGGGGAACTTTTTTCTCTTGCATAAAGAGACCCAACTTGCTTGGGTTGAAGCCACGAAATCCATCTATGACCACGCGTCTGAGAGTGCACGGGATGCATTGGTAAAGCATGTATGTGAAGGTGGTCTGTGAGTGAGGACCAACTAGAGTCCATCTCCTCTACCAAGAGGGTGGATGAGTGCCCACCCTCTGCATTTCTGCCTGTCAGGGTTAATGGCACCTCTGAGAGTGCAGCTCGTGGTACACAGATACACACATTCATCGCGGATGTTCTTGACAAGGGATTGAGTAAGGACCAAGCTCTACTCAAGCTCTCCCCAGAGTATCATAAAACATGCCATGATTTAGACCTCGATAAAATCCGAGGTGATTTGACTGGTGTTAGGTTTGAGGTTGCTTATGCATTGGACCTTGAATCAGAGATGACAAGGGAGCTTGGGGTTTATCTTGAGAGGGCATACCCATTCACACTCCCCAGTGAAGTAAGGGGCAGTCTTGATATTGAGGGATTCAAGGGACTCACCCCCTTCGTTGAAGACATCAAAACCGGTATGTGGGTTGGACCTGCGAAGGATAATTGGCAGCTGAGGTTTTTCACCACTGTCCTGATGTTCAAGCACAACACTGACAGGGCAGTTGGTGCCATCGCATATGTACAAGACAATGGGGAGGTTGAGCTTGAGGGCGCAAACTTCACCATCAAAAATGCCTATGAGTGTATTGAGGACCTAAAAGCACTCAGGAGTAAAGTCTCCTCCCTCCAGGCAAAATATCTCTCTACTGGAAAGGTGGATTTATACCCAGGAGAACACTGCAAATACTGCCCAGTGTTTGATACCTGTCCTGCACAGCAAGCATTGGTGGCAACAATGGTAAGGGAGATGCAACACCTTGCTGGGAAGGATATTGCAGCCCTCACCCCACCTGAGCTATCTCTCGCCTGGGTGATGTACGAATCTATCAAGCCAAATTACCTCAAGGTTGAGCGCGCATTAAAAGACATTGCACGTTTCCGTGGTATTGAGCTGAGTGATGGCCGAACCGTGAAACAAGGCATTTGGGAGAAGAGGGAGGTGAACACCAAGCGTGTTTTTGCACTCCTCCGTGGCAGTGGAGTGGATGAGGAGACAATTGCAAGTTGTACCTCAACTGTAAAAATACCTGTAGCTAAGGTAATCCCAGCACCCAAACCCGTTAAGTCAAAGAAGAAAAAATGAGCAATTTTATAATTACAAACCAAGATGACGCGTATGATTACATTGAGAATGGGGTGGAGTTGTACACCAAGGAATGGCGATGGGGCCTGCATAAGACATATCTCATCAAAAGGGATGAGATGCATTACCTCGCAACATTCACCTTTGGTCAGGGAGATGACAGTGGGCTCCTCTGGAGTGGGCATGGATATGGCAATGTTAAAGCTGAAGAGGCTGAATCCTTTCAGGTGACATTCACCTCCTGGCGTGTGAAAAAATAACTAGACATCTACCCAGCACTGATTATACTGATAGTAAGAAAGGCTTGAGGGAAACATGAGTGAAGGATTGAACGAGGTTACCTTGCTTGGGAATCTGAGCAAGGATGTTGAATTGCGTGCAACTGGTGGTGGTAAAAGTGTGGCCACCTTGAATATTGCCACCAATGAATCCTATAAGGATTCCAGTGGAAATAAGGTTGAGAAAGTCGCCTACCATCGTGTGAGTGTCTTTGGGGCTCAGGCTGATAGCGCGAGCAAGCACTTGGTTAAGGGTCAGCAAGTTTACATTCAAGGTAAACTTGACTACAGTGAGTATGAGAAGGATGGTCGAAAGGTATATCAGACTAACATCATTGCCCAAAAGATTATCTTCCTGGCAAAGCCCAAGGGTAAAGATGGGTCTACTCCTCAAGCTAAAGCGCCTGCTAAAGCTACCTCCAAAGCATCAAGTGGCTTTGATGATGGGTATGTGGATGGTGATGATGATGGGTCTATACCTTTTTGATAGGAGAATTACATGACCACCGAAAAGAAGCCCCGCAAAGTACGAGTGAAAATTGGCCGTGACCTGCAGTTCAACCTACGAATGACTCCAGCTGAGCAAGAGAAATTCCAAAGAGTTGTGGAGGGTTTCTTGCCCAAAAAAAACAAAACAGCTGTGTTGCTTGCCCTCATCGCTGAGAAGTTTGAATCTTTGACTGCACAAAAGTAAACTCTCCCTTTACATCTGTGCACTCCCACAAGGGTCTCATGCCAAAACATGGGACCCTTCTTTTTATGTTGACTTTAATGGTAGAAGGAGTAAGATGGAAGTCATGAAGACGATACTGATTGTATGCAAGGACCGACACTCCCTTCGAGCCTCCTTTCAATTGGAGGTTCCCAAATATCAAGGTGAGGGAGGGGGAATGATTAATGGTGGCATTACCATTAGGAGTGCACACATCCAAACCACCACCGCACGTATTGACTGGATGATTGAAGATGATTTCTATGAGGATTACATGAAGGGAAAGGTGTTTAGTAAAGTAATCGTTGAGCCTGGGGTTAGTGTTGACCCCATGTTGGTTATGATTGTGGAGAATGGCCCTATGCGTGTTGCAAAGATTGAGGCACCCAAATGAGTGAAGTTGATGTAGCTGGAGTTACAAGCCTGTATCACCATCCCACATTGGGTGACATTGCCATATCAGTGATTGATGATTTGGCACAGTCACAGGGACAACCAGATGCGTACATGTTTGCTCATGCGATTGCAGTCATCACCCGTCGAGCTAATGGCGTGGTACCTGCCAGGATGGCAGTTGTTCAGTTTTTCCAACAGCTTGAGAACTTTGGAGTTGGAATTATCCTCGCGGGTGACCACATTCAAAGCTCCTTTAAGTGGAAGTGCTCTCCTATTCGCCTTGCACGGGTAGTTACTGGAGAGCTTGAGACCCTGTAATGCCCAAAGCAGCACCTCGGGTATGGTATCTCACCGCAAATGGAAAGAAACAATCTCTACACAAGTGGGAGATTGAGATGGGCATTGCCTACAGCACCCTGAAAACCAGGATGAAACTTGGCTGGAGTCCTGAGGAGGTTGTAAACCTCAGGCCCAATACTCGCCCGAGACAGGGTAGGAAATGTAAGCATTCTCTCACTGTTGATGGGGTGACACTCACCATTCCAGAGTGGAGTTTTGCAACAGGCATACATCAAAAGGCACTCTATCAACGTCTTGCGAAGGGGTTGACTGGGAAGGATGTTATAACTCCCAAGCCAAAGGTTATGATTGAGGTGGACGGCTCCATGTACACCATAAAAGAGATGATGGCAAAAACAGGCTTGAAGTATGGGACCATCTATAATAGAATCAAGCGAGGCTGGCCTGTAAAGGCAGCTATCAATCCAGAGTTAGTTCCTCAACTAGAGACAAGTAAAGGTAGGTGGTGGTGAGTCTAAATAATCTACGTGATACTGCGTTGGAGATTGCGACCAGCAAGGGGTTCAAGGATGCCAGCTTTTTGGAGTGCATTGCACTCATCCATAGTGAGCTTAGTGAGGCGGTGGAGGATTACCGCAATGGCCTCCTCCCTAAGGAATATGAGTATCAACCCCCGAATGGGACTCGGGGCGCGGTAAGTATTAGCTTTGTGCCAGGCTGGAAGCCATGTGGTATCCCCAGTGAGCTTGCGGATGTCATCATTCGAGTGTTGCACCTCTGTGGCCAGGAGGGGATTGATATTGAGCGTGCAGTGACAGAGAAAATGGCCTACAATCGCACACGCCCCTTCAAACATGGGAAAAAAATCTAATGTCCAGGAAATATACAGAGGATGACCTTGCTATTAGAATCGGTGAGTTCAAGGTCAATTCCGTCCTGCGCCGGGAGCTTGCAAAGGGAACCATCGTATGTATAGATGGTGTTTATTACACCCCTGAGAACGCTCCATACCCTCAGGATGATATCGAGGGAAACACTGGGATGTGGGATTGATATCCGGAAATTATAAAGGAAAACAAATGTCTATTTACAATAAGATTGAAAAAGAATTCACCAACGCTGTTGAAGACCTCAAACTTGTGGAACAACCACAGCCAAAAGCCAAAACCAAATCACCTCCTCAATATAAAGACGCAAGTGTTGAGGCATTGGTTGCTCGCATTGAGGAGCTGAATCGTAGTCTGCGTAAAGTACAGGACCGGTTGGGGAAAGTTCGTGTCAGTAACAAGTCCTTGAAAAAGCTCAATACTCAGCTTGAGGAAATAAATCTTGAGCTAAATGATGAGAATGTTGAGCTAACTGAGGTTCTTGATAAACACTGCGAGGAGCACTACCTCCATGTTGGGCTTGGGTTCTATCGTAAGGGGTAAAATATGTTCCCCATGTATTGGACTCTACCTGTAGCTGAGACACCTAAAGTTATTGAACCAATGAATGTTACATTCTACTATAAACTTGAAGAGCAGGGAACAAGACTGTGGCACAGTACTGAACATACAGACCAGTACTATCGAAAGTGGTTCCTGAAGCTTGCTTCACAGGCATTCCCAAATGCCCGCGCAAAAACCAAGGTAGAGGTTTATGACCATGAGGGTAAGCTCCTGGGAACCACATTTACCCCAAATAAAAACATAGATGGTCCCCCTTGAGCGCTCTAACCCCAGAACAGCAGGAGCATTACGATAGGGCATATAGATATATCAAGGGAAAACCCATTAAGGGTTACATGATGGAGTCCTACCTACCCAATCATCACCCATCCATCACAACAATGAAGCTGTGTCTGGATATTTATGTGGATACAGCTCCACATATTGATTTATTTATAATGCACCCATCCTGGAAGAAGACATTCATGCAAGTCTCAGGCACGGCTAGGATACAATTCATGGGTACACATTGGTACAAGTATCGCGATAGATATGTAGAGTTCAAGAAAAAGGTCACTTGACACTGGTAGATTGATAGCTATCATGTTGGATATGAAGAACATGATTTTGATGGTCCTGGCGATGAGCATTACTGGTTGTTCCTTTGCTGGGGAGGTGACCAACAACCCCAATTCCGCAAAGGTAGAGTGCAACACTGTATATTATCATGGTGGTGCACTTACCTACATTGCTGCAAAGGATTATCAGGAGGGGGTAGATTTGAGCCTCATCAGTGTTGAGGGTGAGGAGGGGAGTTACTATAATATGGGAACTCCCTCTTACCCCAACACACACACTCTATCTCCCATCATTCATGGCACTCAGGTGTATGTTGAGTGTGGAGCTGGGGGTGAGAAAGACTACACTGGTTTCAAGAGTGTTATTTTTACTGAGGTGCAAAAATGAGTGATGGTATCAAACTGACTCAACGGCAGATTTACCTTTTGAGGGCATCATTTATCAATGGAGACAGTAGTGGTTGTGGCTCAAATGGAGGCGAGGGGTTCATTAACCCTCCATGGCTATCCAGTGACCGAGGTGACCTCAAAATCCTTGAGCGACATCTTCTAATGAAGAAAGACTCACTATATAATGGTTGGACTATTAGTGGTCTAGGGAAAGACCTACTCAGAAAGATTGTTGAGCTTGATAAGGATTGGCTAAAGGAGCTCGCTGAAGATCACATCAGTGGCCCTCTCCCCTATCGCTGAGCAAAAGAAAAACCCCACTGGTGAGGGAAGACCAGTGGGGTTAAGGAAGTAAGATAGAGGGGTGTGGTTTACTTGTAAAGGACTCCACCAACAACCACGGCGCCATTAACAATGGGACATGTGTTGAGGTGTACTACTCCATTGTTTTGCTTATAGCCAACTCCGAATCCGGAAACCCACTGCTTTGCCTTCAAAGAATGTGTGTAGTCGATGTACTTATCATCCCCCAGCCAGCCAAATGCAGCGCCTACATGTGTCTCACCCTTGTAGTTTGACTTGAAGCTTAGGCCCATGGTGTGGATGTGATTGATAATAGCGTTGCCACCATAATCATTCCTCGCGGCAACATACGCGGTTGGACCACTTGAACCCACATCATGTGTTACGTTTATTTTGCCAATCCTAATATCATTGCGATAGGGGACATGCTTCCATCCACGTGACTTGAGGTTTAGCAACTCTGGGATGGATAAGCCAGGGATACCAACCAACGCAGGGGCATTCTTGGTAATGTATTTATCCAAGCGAAAACAATGATTCCCTGAGAGGAATATTTTCTTCTCAGCACCAAGGCCATCAACCAAGTCAAGCAATTGATTCCCCACCTTTATCTCATTAAGGAGATTGCCCTGGCGCATGCGACGTGGGTCCTTATCAAACAAGGATATCTCATAGCAATCCAGAAAATCACCACCAATACAGATTCCATCTGGGCGAAAACCCTCAGCTGCACGTAGCATGAGATTGAAGTGTTTCTTACTATGAAACGGCGCGTGGGTGTCTGGGATAAACAACCACTTCTCTAAAGAGTTGCTCTTGTCAGCTTGCTCAATATCACGCCATGACTTAATCTGTTTGCTCATATTGCCCTCAATGCAAACATACACAATCTCAGGCATAAACGCAAGTCATAAAATCCACAATTTGCGCTTGTTTGACTTAATCAATTGCACAATACGTGGGCTGATGGTAGAGATGAAACTCTCCTCCCAATCTACCTTGTTGGTTTTTGCTGGTAGTGTAAGTGCTAGAAATGGCTTGATGCCCATTTCCTCAAATAGCGCATGACCTACCTCGTGCACCAAAGTATCTTGCTGAACCTCTGGGCTATCTGTTTCACGGATATAGATGACCTTTGCATCTAGGTCTGTATATCCATATCGGTCTTTTAAATCCTCACATGCTGTTTCGTTGGTGAACACAACCCTGTATATTGTGCCGACCACATCCAGCTTACGAGCTCTCATGCGCCAACCTCCAACGCAAGCATCCCCTTAGTCATTGGCCCCGCGATACCATCCACTGTAAGCCCACGTGCTGCTTGGTAGGATTTAACATCACTGTAACCAACAGAGATAAGCGCTGCGATGAGCTCATCCTGGGTTGTGAGTTTACCCTTACCAGCAATCCCATAAAATCTAGACTCCATGGCTTTGATGTAGTCTGCGAGTGGAGCAGTGTAGTAATGGGCTTCCTTGAGTTTTATGGCAAATTCCCTTGGGTCACCAGCTAAGACCAGTGGCCAGGCTTTGGCAAAGTTACCATTCTTCAATCCCTTGAGGTAATCCACACACCCAGCGGTGAGGTCGGGGTATGCGCGGAAGTCACCAAGTTGATTCACCCTTTGGCCATGCTCAATCTCCCAGGTCATAAAGGTGCAATAGTCCCCGGTGTACCCCTTTCCAGTGCGCTTATTACCCACATTGAAACATACAAGACTCTGGCCATCACCTGTCTCCAACGCATAGTGTGCCTGAAGGATAAGGATGCTTTTATAGGTAGGAATATCCCCCCACAACTTGGTCCAGGCTACTGAGAGGGCAATGCCCATATCGTGAACACTAACTGGTGTTTTTATAGCAGCAACCTTGGTTCCCATGTCTCATCCTACCTTTTTCTCTTCTAAAGCTTCACTATATGCAATCCGAAACACACTAGAGACAATTCTGGCGTTCTCGCACAGCCAGCAAAAATCATCCTCATCATGAGTTGTGCACCGTGGGCACTCCTCAATGCTAACCGGCTCAAGGGGCCTGATGCTGGACATCCTGGACCTCTTGTTTTTGAGGTGGTGGGCAGCTGGCGATAGACGCGGTGATTATCATGGAGATAAGGGCTCCAAGAGTAAACCACAGCGTCTTTAATTTCACCAGGTCAAGCACTAGCCACCTAGCTGGTGCTGTGCAGCGCGTGACGCGGATTGCTCAGGGAGAATATCCTTCACCCTTAAACTAACAGGGTCCGTTTTGCCACTGGTCAAATCGTGCAACCAGTCAACCAACTCAGGGGCAATCTCAAGCACAATCTGCAAAAGCTTCAACGCAATCTCAAGATTCATTCCACACCCCCGTCATTACTGGTATTACAGGTGAATTTCACACTGGAGGCAAGTTGCAGCGCGTCTGTTACAATGGTAGGGAGTGCAAGCTTCTCTTTAGCCAAGACAGCAGAGACTTGCACCAAAGCACTCACACCATTGTTCACAGCACAACCAAGCTTGTTTTGTGCCACATCATCCCAGGTATCAACCCCTGTCTCTGCCGCTAGCAGAGAAGGCCGGGCAAGGTCATAGGCATCTGCACATGCTTTAGCAACTGCAACCTCTTTAGTTTGCAAAGCATAGGTGGCGCAGAGGTTATCACTCACCTGGACAGCTTTCGCCACCATAAGAACAATGCTTCTAGCTGTGGCACGTTCTGGAGACTCTGCCCCTTTCACTGGAATACACCCATTGCCCCCCATAGCAAGTGCTCCAACTATTGCACCTCCAACCACTAAGCCCCAGAAACCAGATTTGATATAATCAATCACTCCTTGACCTCATCATCTTTCTTTGGGATAACACTGCCTGTTATGGCCTGAACACCGAAACTGCCAGCAAGTGCAGCTTGGGCCCAAGGTGGAAGACCACCCGTTTTGAGATAAATAACTCCACACACCACCACGACTACAATTACATGCAGCTGATTGGCGGTCAAGCCCAATGACTTCAATTTATCAATCATAATTTAATCCTAGAGGCACAGCTAGCTCCAGCTGCACCTAGCAATGTAGTGAATATACCCACAACAATAGTAACCCAAGCAAGTCTTCGCTTGTGGGTGCCATCAATTTGAGTGCCACGTATTTCTAGCAAGCTAGTGCGCTCCCTGACACGTTCATTGATTCTCTGTTCCTCTATGGCGCGGCGAGCAACCTGCTCAGCTTCAAGCTCAATTTTAGCCTTCTCTCTTGCCTCCTGTAAATCCAGTATATATTTACATGCACGAGATGTGCTAAGCGCCTCAGTGATTTGCAACGTCAATGTAGTCAACGTTGCCTCCACCTGCATGATTTTGCCCCTAATTGTATCCAGCTCAGCCCTAGATGCAGGCTTTGGATGTTCCATTACTCATTATACACCCCAGTCAAGTTTAAGTTGTGCAATAACCATGCCACGCTCAAGGGCAGTCAAAACCCTTGGCATTATCACTATCTCAGCAACATTCCCTGTATAAAATGAAGTCTGTGGAGCTCCACACCCAAGCCTGAATGTTGCAGGCCAACCAACAACATTAGTGGTTGTTGCATAGAATGGCTGGTCCCCCGCCAGAGACATCGTCCATAACCCAGCACTGCTCCTCACATTGTAGAGATGCGCGTTGGTGAATGTTATGGCAGGTGGCACCCCACCATTCTTCGCAGTGGTGCTGCCAAAGTCATCAAACATAATCCCAGTGCCATTTTGCGGAAGGTAGATGTCACTGCCACTCCCACCCGATGTCCATAAAAACCCATCCCCAGCTCCGTTCTTTTTAACAACAAATCCCTCAGCCGCTGTCGCGGGACCAGCGAAAGAAGTCTTGAACAATTGCTGATTAGGGGCATAAAGCAAGGTCTGCTTTCCATTAATGCTTGCAGCCGCGAGTGTTGGACCTGCGTTGGTTCCACTGGAGACAAGGTCACGACCATTTCCAGTAAGGTCAGTGAGTGTGCCGACATGTGTTCCAGCTCCAGCATTATCCAGCACATAATCACCAACCAAACCTCTGTAGCGCATATATCCAGCAAGTGCTAGATAGCCACTAGGCAGTGTCCCACTACCAGCAGAGGGATTGGTTACCACAACGTTACACAACCCCTCACCACCAACAGTGCCAGTTGTGCATGTTATGTTTGTACTAGAGTTTACGGTTACTCCAGTGGCGGAGACACCACCAATGGCAACAGTGGCACCAGTGAGAAATCCAGTGCCTGTGATTGTTACCGCTTGCCCACCCAGCCTAAACCCAACATTGGGGGAGATTGCTGTTACGGTTGGAGAGGTGACAGTTGCACGTATGATTGGGTTGATGGTTGTAATCCAGCCAAATAGGCTGTTACCCTCACCCCTTTCGTTGACAGCGACAACCCTATTTCCCGCGGCCGTGAGTGTATAAACTGCTAGGGTAGTTGTGAGGCTTGAGTCTACCTTCTGTGTAGCAGGGTCAAGACCTCCATTTACCACTGAGGTAAATATCATAGCCTTTCCATCGGCTGGGGCTGTAAGGGTCGCTACTTTGGTGGTTTGGTTGATGCTCAGGCCAGCGGTGATGGTTGCCGCTACAGTGGTCTCATCTGTTGAGGTGCAAGAGATGCTCCACGCTGGTGAGTTTGGACCGCTTGCCAAAGCGATAGTAACCGTTGCCCCAGGGGTTACGTTCAAGCCATTTACACTTGAGCCACCATTGATAGTGCAGATGGGGGAATATGTAGACATCAGTGAGCCCTTATCATCGCGTTAATTGTTGTGACCCAACCAAAATTTGGGTCACTATCAAATTTCTCATTGACCGCCATCACCCTAAGTGGTCCTATTGGGACGTGTACCTCAAATGTGGTGATTAGGTTTTTATTCAAAACCCCATCTTGAATGCCACCATTCACCACACTTCGAAAGATGAGGGCTCTCCCCGCACCAGCACCTCCAAACAGTGCTGTTTTATTTACATAATCCACTGTCAAGCCAGTGGTTATCAGACTTGCGCTAAGTGTCTCATCAGTGCCAATACAGGTTATTTGCCATGCCTTAACTCCTGTACGTGATGCAAGGGAGATGGTTGCAGGAGTAAGCGCAGCTAGATTAAATCCACCCACAGTGGATTGTGAATTAACTAGACATATAGGTGACGGTAAAGTCATCACGCCACATAGGTAATAATCATAAAACCACTACCCCCTGTACCACCATTGCCACCAGTTCCAGTGCCAGTGCTACCAGCTCCACCAGCACCCCCGCCACCCCCTCCAGCCCCTGTATTCGCCGCAGGAGAGGATGCGCTAGAACCATTCACGCCAGTGCCAGCATTGTTTGCGTTGCCACCGCTTGCACCATTGGCTCCAACTCCAAATGCACCCCCAGCTCCACCACCCCCAGCTCCACCACCTCGATAGATTGGTGCACTTCCAGCAGAAAGACCATTTAATGCTCCCTGGGAACCACCATCAAACCCTGTAGTGGAAACACACCCGTGGGTTGCAGCTATGATTGCATTTGGGGTATTATCATTCATTACACCGCCACCCCCCTTACCAGGGAAATTCTGAAGCTGCAAAACCTCAAATAGCGCAGTAGTGGCGAAAACAACTTCTCGTGGCACCGCAGCACCACACCTTGTAGACCCCCCTCCGGTATATCCACCGGCGTATGATGTTGAAAGATATGTACCTACACCACCTTGCCCACCTTGAGCTCCAGGAAAAGTAGCAAGTGTGGGACCACTTCCAAATGTTGTATCACCACCATTGCCACCATTACCACCAGCTGTGCTACTCGAGCCAGCGCCAGCAGCTCCCGCAGCTCCAATCACAAATGGAATGACAGCCCCAGGAGTAACAGCAACCACCTGTGTGGATATTTGTGCACCACCTCCACCTCCGCCTCCAGCAGCCCATGTACTTGGAACGGCTCCACCAGTTCCACACCCACCCCCACCTCCACCTCCACCACCACACGCTGTGATTGTGAGTATGTTTACATTTGCAGGGACAGTGAAATTTCCGTTCGCGGTCTTGAGTGATTCAACCCATTGAATGCGATGATTGAATGTGCTTGCAATGACCCACCCTCCATTGACCCAACTAAATCTTGCAGAGACAGGGTAAATGCCCCCCGAGTTGTTTGGGTCAAGCGTGGTTAGGGTTGTACCACCATTATCTTTTATGGTTACAGTGTAGGTGACACTAAAATTCCAGACACTAATAACATCCCCGGCGCTGGCAGATGTATTGCTCAGTGTGTAAATTCGATTATTGGTAAGTGTCGCTGGAGCAAAGACAATGTTCTGCCCCTGAGTGATGTTGATGGTAGTATCAGCATCAACGCCAGCAAGTTGAGATGGGATGAGTCTACCAGCACCAGAGCTTGCTATCAAGCCAGTGATTGTATCCCCAGTCTTGTTCAGCGCTAGGGTGTTAATCTGGGTATCCATGGTGTTCATCTGAGCAGATGTGAGTGGGTCACCACTTCCCCACCCAGCACCATTTACACGAGGTATTGCAGCCATTATATATCAATCCAGTCTAAGCAAAGACGTTGTAATCAAGAGAGTTGGGGGTGTCTAGGTAAAATCCTGCCATACTTGGGCCACCGGGGGTGTTAATTGCAACCCTACCCTCAGGAGCATGATAGAATGTGTAGGTGCAGTCTGCTGGCAAGACAGGGTCAATAAATTGTGACCCCCTTCCCACCGCTTCACGATATTGCCCTTCACTCCAATTTGTCGGCTTTTGCGTAAGTATGAGTATGTGCTGAACAGTGCTATACCATGGGAATCCATCAGCAACTGTACCCCATGGGTATGTTCCATCGGGCACATGAATTACCGCGTTTGCAAAGCTGATAAACTCCAGCTGGACAAATACACCATCCATTGCAGCTATTAGCCCATCCGTGATGAATTGCTGGTCTACATCTTGCCCACGCTTTGCATAAACAGCCTGAATGCGTTGACGTCGTTGTGTATCATTGAGACTTGGGTCCATAGGTAAAGAGAGATACTTCTCCACCCTGTTTAAAAATGCAGTCATCTTTAAGGGTTGCCCCTGTAAAGATAGCATGTTATTCAATGCCCACGCGCTCCATATAGCTCTTGCTATGGCATAGTTCTGCACATAAACACTGCTGTTGATGTCAGTGTTATATCCGGTTCCCATTTGCAAATTCAAGCTATCGAGTATAGCTTTGATGGGTGAGGTGTTTCCCCCATATCTACGTGGGAATGGGGCGAAACCACCAAATGTGCCTGTACTCATATAAAGAACACGTCAATGTTGACGCCTACAAGGTCACTGGCTACGTTGCTTGCAGAGCAAAATATCTGTGTGGAATTGGATGTATCTTTTTGGAAATTGGCATTACTGGCACCACTCGCGGTTTGCACATTGCAAAACCCACCTCGAACATTGAGAGTATGAGCAACCCCTAGCTCATCATTAACAGATGTTGGCCATACAATGCGATACTGTCCAGCTCCAACCCTACTCACTGTAGGGGTTACTGGTGCTGAGTTACCCCACAGGGAATCATGTGCCACCAACACTGGTGTTGTGGCGTTGCCTGTAAATTGAACCCATCCTCTAATCACAGTGTGTGTGCTCATGGCGACCGAGGCACTTAGTTGATTAAACTGCGCCGAGGCTTGGTCGGTAAGTGGATTCTCTACTGGGCTTGCGTCTATAAAAACGCCGCCATAGGTTTGAATGGTATCGGTAGAAGGTAAAGTCATTTGTTTGCTCTATGGGGTTGGGTAAAAGCCAAATCGAAATGGAACAAAAATATTAGGTGGGTCTGTGACCACTCCGGGAATCGCGGGGAAGAAATTACCACCCTGCGTGGTTACAGTTGTGGTACCATCATTCCTATAATTGAATTGAGCACTTTGAACTTCACCACCAGCCTGGGTAATGGCTTGAAGGAAATTAGCCCCCATGGCACTGGGCCAAGATGATGTGGGGATTGGGTGTCTAAATCCTCGAATGAGAGCACTGGCATTGGTTGTCTTTTCCCCTGGACCAAGCAACTCACCCGCAGCAAGCACCGCGGCAACATATTGTAATTGATTCTGACTTTGAGGGAAAATCACATCACCAACACTCATGGCAAGGTCATTCAATGGTTGGTCTAATGTGACCACCCCTGAGCCTGAATTATACCCTATTACCGTTGCGGTGTAAAGCTTATTTTCTGCAAAATCGAACCTGGCAACCCTTGACACTCCAACTATTGGAGCAACTGTGGTATTCACCACGAAGTGTGTACTATCTGTACTGGAGGTTACAGTGACCACATTTATTCCACCAGTGGGGTTGAGGGGTGGCCAAGGGGTTCCATCGAGCCACCCTCCTCCAGGACCACTAGGGCTTGCGGTTGGAGCTGCTGGGAGGTTCAGCCCAAAAGCCATGGTGATAAACACGTTGTTTACTGTGGTAATGACCTGCAAACTACGTGATGGGAGCTTGCCAAGGATGTAGGGGATGATTGTCCCTGTCATCAATATGGAGTTAATATCCCTTCGGAGATTGGTCGCTGTTGGTGCTGCACATACAGCGATGTGCTCAGTTCCAGGTCCTTGTACCGCGGGGTAAGTAAAAGCCTTTTGAACACTTGGGCTACTGGCCTCCGCAATTTCATTGCAATGCTCAGGATTGCCACTCGCGGGAACATTGGCCTCGTTTGCCAACACCCTTTGACGAAAGTTCTCCTCAGTCTCAGCGTCAACACCATTTATCAAACCACCAACACCTACAAGTGCGGTTGGGGCAAAGAATGGTGGAGCCCCAGCCCATTGAAGGCTAGAGCCCTCAGGGAGGTTGGTAGCGTCTCCAGTATCCAACGCCTGGATGGGAATGCTATCACCCACCGCATAGGTTCCACCAACAGTGACCTCATACCTCAGGCCACTATCGTCAGTGAGTTGCTTCCCTGCTGGCACAAGCCCTGGAGCTGAGGAGTTGGCGATGATGTTCCCCAAACTGCCCGCGGCATTTCTTGGGAAAACACCGATAATGGCACCCAGGTCGATTAGCTGTTGACCCGTCGCGGTATCAGGGTTAACTTGGTCTGCGGAGAGAATGCCATTGCTTGCATTGACACTAAGTTCATTCGCAACCCCAAGAGTAACAACATAAAAGTCAGAGCTTGGAGAAACATTGGGGTTGGTTATGCCCCGGCGAATAAGTGCATTGCTTATGGTGGTAAGCATTGCTTTTTGATACTCTTCTGGAGTGGGGGTCTGTAGGGTAAAAAGAGGTGCGCTTGCCATTATATAACCTTTACCTGCTCAATTTGAGTGCCCAAATCAACCCAACGTGTTATAAAGTACCCACCTGTTGTCCCAAATCTATCAACAGTGATAGATGTGATGGAGATGATTTTCCTATTTACCAAATCACTCAACGCGGATTGAATGAGCTGTGTCACATCTTTAGTAAAACTATCAGTAATAACCCTAATGGATGCCAAGTCATTCCCCATGCCCAGTACTGAGGAGGAGTTCAATACTGTAACAAATGCTAGCTCCACAAGTTGTTGTGCAGTGGTCATTCCATAAAGATTGCCAGTGGTTGACATTACATAGTCTTTGGTAACTGGGTCAATCCTCCTGCCTGTCAAACTCCCAGGGCCAAAAGGGTCATTTAACAAGTAAGGTGCTTTTATTGGGGCTTGAAATGTTTGCCCATAACCTGCGTCTGTACTACCCGCGTAACTCAAGCCACAGCCGTAATAAAATGCCATCTTATAAGTCTAACCCTTGTCTTTTGCGGAAAGCCCGTTCTTTTTAGAAGGACGCGGCGTAAATGCTGTATGGTCTTTCATGATTTTGCATGAAGCGCAAAGTGCGCCATAAAATGCCATGGTTTATTCTTCAATCTAAGGGGCATGAGGGAATAGAGATAGAAACTGTTGGTAACCCAGGCAATCCAGGGATAGGGACCACAATAGGTGGAATGCTGAAACTTGGTGGTGATGGGAGTGTAATGTCAATAGAGGGGATGGTTAGTGATACCAACCCCAACCCTGGGATTCCAGGTATTGGAATGAGTATTGGTGGAATACTCAAACCTGGTATGGGTGGTAGGGTAATGTCTATCTGTGGAATTGTGACTCCAATGGTCAGCAAACCTGGTAAACCTGGGATTGCTAGAACAATTGGAAGTACAAGGAAAAGGAAGAATGCGCATAGACTCACAACGCCGCCTTTACACTTGTGCTACCAATTCCAGTAGGTCCAGTACCAACAAGCACAGGTGTCACCGCGTTGGCGCCTAAGCTTACATTTGCACCATTTAATGCAATCCCCTGCCCAATCAATGTAATCCCCTGGTCGTTAAGCTGAATAGCAGAACCCCCACCCCATGCAAGCTTTATTCCATCTTGACCAATGCTTAATGCACCCCATGGTGTGCTGAGGGTAATTCCACTGGTGGCATTAACTTGCACCATGATACTATCACCTCCCTCAACATTACCTCTTGATGTATAGAGTGCCGCGTTGCCATTGGCTTTGAGCATCAATCTTGCCTGTGCTTTGCCATCAACCCCAGCCGCGTAAACACATGTCTCCCCAGGCTGAAGACTTCCCGCGATTTTCTGACTGCGGATATCCCTTGTTCCCAGGCAAACATCGTTGTTTGATTGTCGGACAATAAATGCCTGGCACGCACCGTTTGCGTGACCGGGTTGTGGATTGCTCGGCCGTGAGAGAACGCCTGTTGTCTGCCAACTCTCCACATTATCAGCTTCGGAGAATTGATTGGCCACATCGCCAGTTTGAAGGATAATGGTGCCAGTGGAGGCGTCAACTATACTGCCAAGTATATCTGTACCTGTTTGGAAATTGCCTGAGGCTGCCGGGGATGCCATTTGCTATCTCTCAGAATGTAAGGGAATTTTTGCGTATGAGTTGAAGCTCAGTGGTTGTACCACCTTGACGTGATTTTTTAAATGTACGTGCCAAAATATACATATCCTCATTCACCCCACTGACCTCATCATTGAAATTCACTGTTTTATCAACTGTCCAGATGGTTGGAACAGCATCAACTTGTGATACTTGACTATGTCCCTTAACCACGACGTGCACATCTAGCCCCCGGCGCAGTCTAAGACTCATCTCCCTAAGCACAAATCCATTAAGTTGCTCTTGAGTTTTCGCCTCATCGTCATGCAAAAACATGGGCTTTGCGTTTGGTAGCTTTATCTTGTTGCCAAAGAATGGAATGACTTGTTTGACCATACCAGCTTTGGCATATTTCTTCAACACCGCAGTGTTGTCCACATCAAGGAAGGGATTCTCTACATAAGCCCTCATCCTGGCTCTACCAAACTCATACCCACCACTGAACCCATCCGCGATGATGACACTGGGTTGCTCCCCCACATCATAGGTGACATCACCACTTAGGATGTTATTGAACCCATTGAACTCCCTGCGAAGGGAGAACACCGCTGGTTGGTCATAATTAGGCTTTCCTGCAACGATGTTTTTCCCATCCGCTGTTAGCCAAAGCCAAAGCCCAAGTCTCTGGGTGACCCTTGTGGCAAACTCAAATGCCCCCTCATTTGGGTAAGGGCGAAGTTGGTGGATGTTATAGCTAAGCAATGGCTTACCACCACCTTTACCGCCGACATTCTGCTGGCGTGTTTTCACACCCTTGACATTCTTACTCATGATAGCGACGTTGTCGCTATTATCTATCACAAAGCTATTCTCGTTGAACCCAAATGGAGAGAACACCGCGGTGAGAAATTGCAGCAAATTCATTCCTGCATTGAACTTCAATAATGGGTCAATGCCACTATCTATCAGGGCTGCAATCTTGTCTCTACCCTGTATAACCATCTCAGTTCCACCACTCCGATTTACACGGTAGGTGATGCTATCTATACGTGCATCCACCTGTACAGCCCCATTAACTGTACATCGGACATTTGCTCCAGGAACAAGCGCTGTTCTGTTGATGGTGTTTATCTCATCCCCCACAACGGTAAAACTAAACGCATCGGTTGGAATGAGGAAATTGCTAGTAAAGCTGTACTCTTTCCATCGATTGAGCTTCACTCCACTGTCAACCACCTGCATCTCAACTACATCATCCCCTGGCAATCCAATAGGGAGAACACTCATTTTTGCACCGGAGAATAATATCTCACTGTTGCGCCAGTGGGAATATATGGTGTCCTAACCAACCCAGGGTTGAGGTTCATCAAATCCTGAACTGGTGCCTTGGTCGCGATGGTTATCCCCGCAAGGGAGATTGGCTGTGGCACACGATAGAACACAATGGGCCTTCCACTCTCAAGTAGAGTTTGCCTGAAATTATCCAGTGCAGCTTTCATGCTCTCAACACTTTGCCGTAAAGGCCAATACATTGTGGTGAGTGCACGATTGGTTTGAGATGGAAATGGGTTGATGATGCTTGCAACAGTGGTGCGAGGGGGAGTTACTGCCCTTCCAATCGCGTCACCAATTCTATTGAGCCTGTATCCCATTTGGTCAATTTTCCCCACCACTCGATGGGATTGAATGGTGACTTGGTCAAACACACTGGTCGCTTGAGTCAATGTGTCAAAAAAGTCAGGCTTGAACTCTGGCCTTGAGGCATAGATAGTGCTGCCCAATTCTCTATCCAGGTCCCCAGCAAAGGTCTGCACATTATTAACTGGGGAGATATTTCCATTAATCCTGGAGATATCATTCTGAGTAAGTGTCTCTTTCCAGACACAGTCAACCTCAACACCATCACGTGTTGTGGCCCTCCAGTCAGTATTGACTGACATCACCTTACAGTTAATTGGTCCAAACTCTGGGTGACCTAGCACCCCAGTGCTACCATCACTTGCTGAGAGGAAAAATCCCCTATATACACTTGGGTATAGAGTGGAGAAATTCTCATTTTTCCCAGGTGTGATGTGGTTTTTAAACAATGCCTTACAGGAGAACACCAGCGCATTTCTACCAGTATTCTCCAGCTCTTCCCCATCTACCTTCCAAAATTTATGCTCAGCCATGTCATGACTCATGCCAACAGTCATTTCAGTAACTGGAAACTCATACTTGGTTCCTTGTCCCCCTTGCCCTGTCCAGGAAAAAGCGCCAAGTTGTGATAGGATATCATTACCAGCCATTGTGTTTATCTTCCATTACTACCACCACGTTGAGCTATTGGGGCTTCTCGATTGCCACGGCCAGCATCTCCACTGTAGTCATCCATACCGCCCATGGCTTGACCAGTTTTTTCAATTACAGCTGTAAGAACCTTTATTGCACCACTGAGCTCTTTGCTCTCTTGAATCTCACGGTCTTTAACAATCTGTCCAGCTTGGTCCCGCATAGAGTGTCCACTATAGCCAAACACCCCCGCGGCTCCCTCAGCAGTTGCAGCAATCCCGGTTCCAAATGAGTTTAGAAATCCAGTATTTGTCTTGCTTGCTCTGTCGGACTCTGCATTCAATTCAGCCAGTTTGGATTTAGCAGCTTCCATATCCGCAGATGTTGCTTTTGAAGGATTAAATATTGCTTTGGTAACTCTATCAGCACCAGAGATGCTGTCTTCTATTTGCTTGTCTGCCGCGGATAGCGCATTACCTCTGATGTCCCAATTTCCAGCAGCTCCAATAGCGACAGAACCAGCAGCTGCCGCAGCCCCAACAACACCAAGCCCAACACCCAAACCTGAGCCACCAGGTGGGTTAGCGCCACCACCTACGGCTATACCACCACCTACAATTTTGGAAACTCCACCTTGCAACCCAGCCATAGCAAATGCTATAGCAAGCTCCTTAAGCAAAAAGGCCCCTATGAGGGCACCCACTCCAATGAATGGGTTTTGCGAAAACCAGCTCACAAATTTTGCAAGTGCACTGGTCATATCAACGATGAATGGGATAAGCTTGGTCAACTCTGGAACAAGTTTGAGCACCTCTGGCAAAAGCTGCTCACCAACCGCGATTTTCAGCTTCTCTGTAACAATAGCGAACTGCTTATCTGCCTCTGCTCGGCGTGCTGTTGCCTGCTCAAGTGCCTTATCCTCTGATAGCATTTTGCTACTAAGGTCTGTAAGCTCCTTAACCACTGCGGCTCTAGCTTGCTCTGTATTCATCCCTGCTTTTATAGCATTGCGGAATGTCTCCATGGGCCCATTGATAGCGCGAACGGATTGGGCACTGAATGTGTGATCTAGGTTTTCAGCCTTACCTTTTGAAGCAACAGTGACATCCGTGATGATATCTTGGGCACTCTTCATATCCCCATTTTTATCTCGGAGTTTAATACCAAGTGAATCTTGGATTTTGCTGAAATGATTTGCCACGTCATTGCCAAAGCTTTGGATGGATGTAAGTGCTTGTGTGGGGGTTGCAGCACCACCGTGTGCCTTGTTGATTTCACCAACAGCTCCAAGGGTGAAAGCATTCTGCATTTTACTCACACCCCCAAACCTACCCGCGGTTGATGTGATTTTAGCAAACCCTTTTGCAAAATCCTTCAACTCAACAGCTCCAGATTTACCCATTTCAACGTAGGTGCCAAGCGCAGTGCCAAGCTCCTTGGCCTTGGTGATTGTCCCTGAGGCAAAAAGCTCACCAGCCGCGTTTGCCATGTCAGTAAGACTGCTACCGCTTGCATCGGCATAGTCAGAGATGGTTTTGAGCACCTCTTTCCCTTTATCCAAGTCACCGGTTAGGTCAGTGAATTTTCCAAGGGCCTTTAGAGTTTCCTCTGTTCCCCTGCCATTCCTAATACCCTCACTTGTAGCGGTGCCAAGAACGTCACCAGTCTGGAATTGCTTCCCACCAGTCTTGGAGCCTTGGATTGCAATTTGACTCGCAAGGCCATGCATATTTGCCCTATCCCGGACACTGTCTGCAATGCCAAAGCCACCCATAATGCCAACCGCAGCTGTTGCAAGGCCACTAGCAGCATTGATGCCACGCGTTACACCATTCGCGAACCTCCTACCAACATTGTCCGCAAATCTCTTTCGAGCTCTATTTCCGGCCTCTATTGCCCTAGCCTCCTCCTCAGCTTGGCGCTTAATCCCAGCCATGATAGAGTTAGCCGTGCGCATATACGCTTGCTGTTGTTGTCGCTGCTCACGCTCAGTTATACGTGTTTTGGCCTTCTCTGCACGCTCATGGTCCTTTACAGCCTTGTTCTGTGCCTTCTCCTCATTCTTATCAGCCTGGGTCTTTATACGTTCCTCTTGCTTAACTCTGTCTATAGTTGCTTTTAGAGCATCCTTCTCTGCCTTGGTTACTGCCTTTGCAGTGTTATTCGCAGACTTGGTGCGCAATTTCTCCAGGTTGGCGATGGCCTGTTCAACCGTTTTTATATCACGGAGAAAGTCCTTTAGCCCAACATTGACATTTATTGTAACAGGCTGAATACTTGGCATAGCTACCTAACTTGCGATTTACGTTTGTTCTCAGCCTCAATCTGGGCTTTCTCTACGGCTCTGTTGTGTTCTCTTCGACAGGCAAGCCAGGCGAGGCATTGACCTTCCGTGAGCTCCAGAGCTGTTGTGCCGAATACTTCAGCAGGTCGTTTTTCTGCTCCGACGTGAGCAAATAAAAAGGAGAAGTGATTTGAGCCCCAAGTGCTAGCTTCTCAAGCCATGCCTCCATATCAGATTCACTCATGGTGCTGGTCATGGGACCAATCTCACCCGTCATTTGCGCATAGGCTTGGACAAGTACAGCAACCTCATCACTTGTAAGATGGTCCCTGATTGCCTGTGAGGATGGGAAGAACTTGGCATTGAAGTCTTGAGAACTCCTCGCGGATTGATAGAGGAACTCTGTCGCAGCTGCACTATCATACACTGTGCTATACCCAGTTCCACGCTCATCGGTCTTTTGAACCCCAAACTTGGATTGAACATATTTCTCTGCCTCTGATGCGCTTCTAACCTGCTCACTTGGTGTAAGTGATGTAAGTATCAGTTTGCATATTGGATTCCCCTCAGCATCCTTCCTGGGAAAATCAACCTCTCGATGAGGTCGAGGGAGTTTGGTTAGCTCACTCCACAATTGTGCAGGGGAAAGGGAATCACTGGGTAGAGACATCGTTAAACTCCTCAATCTTCTTTGCAAAAGCAATCAACAAATTCACCATGGCATCATGACTCATCCCCGCGAGTATCTCTTCGGGGTTTTGTAAAAGCATGAATGGAAGTATCTCCAGCTCCCCCTCATTAAATACATGCCGAATTGCACCCTTTGTTGCCTGTAGGTTTAGGTATGCTGTTATAAGATAACTCAATTCATCATCGGTCATTCTCATTTTCATGAGCTTGACTGGTGGGAACATGATGCTAAGTTTCCCTGTGTCTTGATATTTCTCCTCTGAGAAGCTTGCTCTTTGAACAATCTCAAGACTCAAGTGTGACTTGTATAGGTCCTCATAGCTTGGACCACTGCTTAGCTTAGCATCCTCCTTGGCATGCTTCTCAGCAAGAGTTATCGCATGGGTCTGCTCCTCTTGGCTTAATAACTGCATACGGATTTTGCCAAAAGTAAACCCCTTAATAGGGTCTTTTCGTGGATATTCAACAACAATGCTTGGTCGAGGAGTGTTCTCCACCATCCTCCACACACTGTCACCCTGAAATTCCTCAGTCATTGAACACCGTAAATAAAAAAAGCGCACCCCCTCCAGTAGGAAAGAGTGCGCTTAAGTGAGTAAGGCAAGTCATTTACACTTGCATATCATGTGCCAGAAACAAGTCAAGGGTTTATGTCAAATAAAATCCGCCCATTCTCCAAGGAATGAGAAGGATGTTTTTGCTTCACTATTGACCGCGTGATTGCTAGAGTCACTCATGATGAACCCCTTGCTAATCAACTGCTCCCCACTAAGGGGGTTGATGATAGTGAGAACCACTACATTTGCGAAAAGCATATCATTGCCAATGCGCTTTACCTCAAATCCACCAGCAGGGATACCACTATCAACACTGATAGAGATGCTTGGAGAGCCTTGAGACACCCCCGCGAAGCCCTTTGCAACAGTATCAACCCGTTGCAAACCAGGGTCACGGTTGATTGTGACACTTGCCTCTTCACTGAGAAGAGACCCCTCATAGGTTACCCAGAATTTAGAATATAGGGAAAAATCACTCATTAGCCCACCTGGTCCACTTCATTGGCAGATTGCAGGAAGATATCAATTGTATTGAGGGGTATGCGAGAGCTCATCCTTGTTGCTGGATTTGTCTCACGTTGAACTACAATCCCTGCCCGGATTGCTGGAACATTCTGAAGTAGGTCATTTTTCTCATAAGTGCTGATGATATTGAAGATTGCACCCTTGAAGATTGTGGGTGTGACCACATCACTTCCAGGTGCACGACCACCCCTCGGTGGGTCATCAGAGATTTTTTTCCCACCAAACTGAGAATTGATGCTAGCCAGCAAATCATCCGAGAAAAAGTCACATATGGTCACCTTGTGACTATCACGAATTCTATAATCTTGCGTGCTGCCACTCAAGCTGCGAGTAGTGATGCGATTGACCAAGTATGTGCTACCATTTTGGTTGCATCCGATTGGCGAAATACCATTGTTCAGCGCAGATTTGATATCATTGCGTGTGGGGAATGCGGTTTGGTCCCTGCTGGCTTTGATAACCCAGAACGCTGAGGTAACAGCATCATTCCCAAATCCACTAAAGTTACAGCGTGGGCTATCACCTTGGTCTTCAAAAAGACTAACCACCGCGGCTTGATTTGCAGCGAGGTCACATGGGAGATGTGGGCCAGATTTCTCCCACACAATCTCTGCACGAGCGTTATTGATGCCAGTAGCGAGGGTAATTGTATTCGCTAGAGTATCCCCACTGGCTGCAAAAGCCCTCTGTCGGATACCAACAATTGGTTGTGCCTGAAGTCCAACTTGTGTAGCAAGAGCTCCAAGTTGGGTTGCATCGTTAGCGGCACTGACAATACGGTAGTATTTGCTTGCAACAATGGTTGCAAGAGCTGTGACATTGCTATCAGCTGTTGTGCCAGAGGCAAAGGCAGTATCTGTTGTACCTGTGGTTGTGGTGGTGATACCACTTGTAAGTAAACACTGGTAGCGGATTTGATTCCCACGTGGACCAGGGATTTTAGCTGTGAGTAGAATAACCCCCGCGGTATTGTTCGCAGTGAATGGAAGCCAAGTCACCGCATTAAGCACCGCGCAAATATTGGTCGCAATAACTGTGACAGTATCACCCGTTACAATGCCACAGTCATAGAAAGTTCCATCATAGAAGAAACGGAAGTTTCCATTACCTGTTGCAGTTCCACCCGCGATGGTGATTGTTGCAACGGCAGAGGAGCCTACAGAGGAGGTTACCGCGATGGCTCGGAGAGTTGTGGCCTGATTCACCGCCGTGAAGGAACGGAACATGATATGCAGCTCACTACCTGGACCAAACAGGTTGATAGCATCTTGCTCAGTCTGCAAGGGTACTTGAGTATCAGGGCCATAGACCACTGTATCTCGTGTTGCACTCCCCGCAGCAGAGGCATTGCCCATAAGCAAAACCTCTCTTGGAGAGCTACTCCCCGCGCTCACACCTTGAGCAAAGTTTATCTGTAGATAATTACCAGGAACTGGGTCATTAGCCGCCAGACCTGTAAGAACAATACTAGCAGCCATTACTCAGACCCCTTGTCTTTTGGATATTCCCCAAAGCTGGGGTCAAATTTCACGCCGCAGTATTCAGCTGTTTCAAAGTCCGCGGCCCAGAGGTCACCATCCTTGACACTTCGCATGTACTCGTGATAGCTTGGGACCTCCACATCCCCATCAACCACACCAAATACAGCTTGTTGCCGTGATACACCCTCAAAGTCAGTGTATTTCTCCCCCTGAGACTTGTCTAAAAATCGACCAATAAACGCGCGCCGATGACCATTCATGGCATCAATATCTGGAACCATGGCAGTTCCACGCGCCTTAACACGTAGTTTCATATTCAATCTTTCAGTAAGTGTTTATCCTACATCACTCGCGAATTGGACGACATCCAGTATTGTCGTGTTGGTTGGGTCATCTCTCAAATCTATATGGACATCTGCGCCAGAGTATTCCTGGAATGCCGAGGATACCCACCCTGCACGCTCAACCAAATTAATGGTCCCCTGCCATGCCGGGAAATATAGTGTTTCCCCAGCACTGAAACCTGTATAACGGCCGTTTGCCAATCCAACCATATCCCACCCACCCAGCTCACCAACACGCTGTCCTATAGTGCCTCCTGGCGGCGTATAGCTTGGGTCTGAACCCTCCTCCAGTCTCTCAAATATTACAGTGGAGATTCCATGGAGTAATGGTGTCAATCTCTCCGCCTGGGATGGGGTGAGAGGTGGTAAAACGTAGAGCACATTCACACTTGTTGCAACCCTGCGGTAAGTTGCAGATTTCTCACTAAAGAGGTCGTTGTCCCTGTAAATGGCAAAAAGAGGAAACCTAACCTGGTTTTGAGCAAGATATTGTGTGGGGTCATATGCAACCTTACTTGTCACTATATTGGTGACAATATGTCCATCCACGCCCTTGAGGGATGATTTGGTTGCCTCAGCTGCAAATCTAGCACCCACATGCCGCACCAACATCGCAGACAGGTAATCCAGGAGGTAATAACTCCCTGGGTCTATATCCCTCAACGCTGAATTAGCAGTTGAGGGTGTGAGTGGATAGATTACCCCACCACTCGTAAATGTCCCATAATCTGTTGCCATTACTTTATTACAGCATTGATATAATGCTCTATTCCATATTCAAGGGTTTTCTGTGCCATATCCCTGGCGATGTTCATGAAAAACCTAGGGTTTATTCCCCTTCTGCCGGTTTCTTTGAACATGTTTGCAACAGGGGTTGGGGAGAATAAGGTTCCAACAGGTGGGCTAATCTCAACTCTATTGTCACGTGTGCCCCAATTTAACCAGTTGGTTGCTCCACCCGCGACTATCATCATATTCTGTGGAGAGATGTTCACACCACGTATGCTGTCACGAGTGAATAATCTCCTAGGCTTAACCCCATCATCAAATAGCTTGGTGGCTTTGGCGTCTTGAACCCCTGCGTCAACAGCAGCCTTCACCGCCTTATTGGCAGCCTCAGAGATGTCACGAGCGAAGTAATGCAGTGACTGGATGGTCTGGGTGGTGAATACCTGAATCTGCATCATCTGGCTTGCTCCCCAGTGGATTCCAGAAACAGCCATGAGCTGTAGTTTTGAATTGACTGGTCATTAAAGCGCTTGAACCACCTACCATCCCTTCCCATCCCCAACCCCTTGACCAAGAAAAACACCTCTTGTGGTTTGGAGCTAACCGGTGGGTCAAAGTCTGGATTATCCAAACCACCACCTGGGTATTTAGGTGTGAATGGCCCAAGCTTCAAGCTTGATTGAGTCAATAGCCCACCACTGGCCACAATATCCTTAGATGTAACCTGTCTTACACGGATATTTCTATCATGATTTATATACAGTCTGTGTGTGAAGGTGGTCTTAACACCTATACCAACCACATCGCCACTCCATTGAACAATAACCATGTCAATGGTGTTTTGCCTCATATCATAGGCAGATTGAGGAATCCTTCGAATCCTATCAACCCTTGCCAAAAGACCAGTTCGAAAGCTCATGTATTGTGCACCTAATGGTTATTCTGGATGAGAGACATCATCGTGAGTGAAAATGGCCTCTGAGCACTGGTAAATTTGGCTCTAAAAAATAACTGTTGACAGGGAAATTTGGATGGTGTCTCTTAAGACTTACTTCGTAAATCTCTCCCTCTCAGATTCTTTCTCAGATTATCAGCACCTAATATCATCACCAACCGAACGGAGTGAGTGTTGTGATGGCCCTAGTGGCAACGATCAGGGTATCCCTCTGGTTCTTAAGGAAAGAACCATCAGTAAACTGATAGACACCCACCACCTCGACGGTCATTAAGTCTGTAGATGCCAAGACACTGATAAAGCTCATCCCTCCAATACTCTATAAGGGCAAATGTCTGCTGAAGTGTATTCCCTGCCAGGGAAGCACCTGCACCACCTACAATACTTGGGCCAAAGAACTCAATCTCATCCACCTTCTTAATCCCTGCCCCATCAGCAGCTTGACCAAGATATCCCCCAAGTGTCCTTGCATTCCCACCCAATGGCTGTAGAGTTTGAAGGATTTGCAGGATGCCGCGAACAATGCTCTCCCCACCCTCAACTGTGACTTGGTAGGTTCCAGCATGACCCTTTGCCAAATACACCGTGATAGTGTTGCCACTTACCGCAATAACTTTGGTGCTCTCTTGCCTTGCATCATCATCAACAATTACAGTGTCATTGATGTGAAATCCCACCGCGGAAGCGAGTGTAAGCACCACCTGCGCTGGGGGTTGAGGAATTGCAGTGACAATGGTGTTACTTGTAGTGCTAACACTTGTGGTTACATCCACGACAGGGTATGTTCCCGTATGCGGCAACTCAAGCAATACGGTTATGGTTGTGCCAAGAATAGCTTGAATGGTCACACTCTCAGCAAGCCCATCCACATCTACAATTACACTATCACCAACGTTGAAATTCAATGTGGAGACAAGGGTGAGAATTGTGGGTGTTGGGAGTGCACGTGGTGTGGGAACCTGTGTGCTACAGGTGGTCAACGCACCCCCAAGCATGAAGGGCTTTATCACCTGGGTAAAAATCGCCACCCACTGGATGTACGGTTCTGCCCCTATATCCAGCTGAGAATACCCACCCTCAAACTTAATTCTTGCCACTTCCGCATCTGTTAACATGTAAATTCTCCTTGACCTGTAAGCTCATCACATGCCACACTGGAGGACATGAATTGTAAAAATATTGGATTAACATGCAATGTCGCTGCATGTTCCGGAGAAGCAAAAAAGTGGGCCAGGTGGTTCATATCTCAATATGAGGATTGACTCTTTATCTATCTAGGTTTATGGTAAGTGAATGGACGACTTGACAGAATGTATGGTTGAGATTGCTGCTAAGGGAAAAGTACAGATATCTGTCACAGGCAATGGTGGGTATTTGGTGAGATTTACACCATATAACACGATTGACTCTGACAAATTCCTGACCGTTCGGGAGGACAATTTGGAACTTGCGATGAACGTAATGGTGGAGAAGGTTAGAGGGCAAACTATTTTCACCCTCTAATCTTCACTCATTACTCAGCCATCAAGGCTACGGGAAGTGCGTTGACTATAAGAGATGCTGTATAAATCACCGCTTGCACCAGTCGCGACACCAGTGACAATCACAGCCCTAGCCCAACGCCAGCCAAGGATACCCGCGGGGGCATCAATCGCTTTGGTGACAATTGCAGAGGTACCAGTAGCGAGAACCACTGAGGTCGCGTTGCTACTGCCAACAATATCAACCCAAACAGAGTTGTCATTGCTTACCTGCCACTTGACTGTAGCAGTTAGAGTTGCAGTTGCGGCGGTAAACGACACAAGTGCTGTAATGCTTTTGAGTTTAGTGCGAACACTGTCACCGACATTGATAGAGCTGCCAGCGATAACGCTGCCACTAACCAGGCCATTGGCATTGCCAGTGACTGGAAAAACCGCATATTGAAGCGCCATTTTCTATTATCCTTTAAATTATTATATTAAGCGGAGCGAACACTTCGGATAAACCGAGAGTCCGCAAGACCAAAGGCAAGGTCGGCGAGCCAAATAACTTTGACTTGCTCACCAAAGTTATCATCCGTTGTAGCTGCAATCTTCGGTGGCCGACCCATTCCACCCATGTATGCACTTGGAGCAAATGCAATCCCATGGTCCACCGCAACAGACGAGCTGTTCAATGGAGACAGGAGGGTTGTGCACTCAAAGATGTGAAAATTACTAACCGTGCGGAAGTAATTGGGGAACAGGAGGTTGAACTCTGGGTGATACGTGGACTGCTGCAAGGTCTCAGGGTCATGGAACAGCTGCTTGATTTGCTTTGGAGTGAGCGCAAGGCCCAGTTTCCCATCAGCAAATCGTGGCAAATTCTGTTCTGTCATGAGCTGCCATGTGCGAGAAATCTGCTCAAGTGTCAAGGGGAAGCTGCCGGCAGTGACAGCATCATTATCCGATGCCATGGAGTCAGGGTAAATCGCGGCCCCTGCTTCAGAGAGGGTGATATACACCGCGTCAAGGAACTTGTGGAAATCTCGCATAAGCTGATTACCAACCTCGTCACTCGCGGAGTGAACACCCATGTTGGCGTCAAAAGACTCAATCGCGAAGGGGGCTACTCGGCTATTAACCGAGTCATAGGGACCGCCATACCTGATGAGCGTAAGGGAGGTTTGCTCGGTCCCAAAGGTAATGGGCGTCGTCGAGATGGGGGTGCTTGTCATCACCTGGCGTGATGCCAGGGTGTAAGTTGTGTTCTGGTAAGCCGGGCGGTTAATACGGATTGTATTACCTGGGGTTTTACCAAAGTCACGGGAGATTGCCATGAGCTCACTTGGGAGACTACGGGCAAGCTCAAGCCTATCAGCGTCATAATTGGTAAATGGAGCCCCAGCTTTGGGCGCCTGGCGACCATCAAGACCAATCCCCGCGGGCATTGGCAATGCTGTCCCTACAGCGTCAAGAAACCATCGGCCGAACAGATACTGTGGCTCTGGTTGTTTGAGCAGCTTCGCAACTGTAACATCATAGTAATTTTGGGGAATAGACCCACGAGAAAACGAAGGCATTTGTTATTTTATCCTAGTAATTTCAAGGGGATGTTCCCACTCGAATAAATGAGAGTCAAAAATTATTCACCGTCTGGGTAAATCTCAGACTGGTATTGCAATAGAAACCTACCTGCATAGATAGGGTTGGTCTCTTTCATGCGCTCATACTCTGCCTTGCGGTTGGTTGGACTTGTAACAGCCCCCGCGGGCATGTCTTTGGACGAGGAGGTGTTAGCTACTGGTGGTTTGACAACTGCTTCTTTGGGTGCCTCAACTGGTGCAACCCATGTTGGAGCAAGTGCCTCAATGGTCTCCAACTGTGCAGCTGGGTCATTCTTAGCAATTGCCTTAACTGCAGCTTGTTGCTCTGGAGAAAGAGATGCCATTTTTGCACTAGCAAATGTCTTCAAGCTGGAGGCCAACTTCTCCCCATGTTCCTTGCTTGAGGCAAGTTGAGTGGCAAGCTCTTGAGCTTTCAACTCATGGGATTTATCAGCTTCCTTGCGGGTTTTAATCTCCTTCATGAAAGCTTTCGCCTCATCAAGGTTCTCAACACCCAGCTCTTTCAAAAGCTTGCGCTGCTCACGTTCAAGACGCTCCGCAACCCAGGCATGGTCAGGTTCACCACTGGATTTTGCCTCAGCCTTTGGCTTTTCAGCCTTGACTTCAACCTCCTTGGTAGCTACAACCTCAGAGACAACCACTTCATTCTCAGTAGACATATTCATTCACCCATCTCGCCCAAATTAACCGCTTGGCGTCAACGTATTGGGAATTGTTAGAGAGTTAAAACCAATTACGAGACTGTAACCACAACCACAAGTCCCACAGGATTGAGGGTTGCAGTTGAGCTCGTCAACTCAGTTGTTCGGTCAACCGTGGTAAGATTAAACGTCAACGCATCTGTACTTACAGTAGTGGCACCAATGTACACATTCTGGAGATTGCTATCAACACCAGGGAATGCACACACCGCACCACGGAGTGTGTAGGTTTTTCCACTGCGCGTATTGGCAGCAATAAGTGCACCCACACCTGTAACTGTCGCACTATCTGTGGAGCCAGTATACGCGGCGAAGTTGTAATCAATCAAGTAGACATGCTCAGTAACACTCACACCAGTCGCGTTGCCACTGAGCAGTGTAACCCCTGTCGAGACACCAGTAATAAGAGACATTTATATAATCCTATTTGCTTTTGGCTGATTTAGCCTGTTTGAATTCATGTACAATTGCTAAGGGTTTCCCCGCAGCGTCCAAAAGACGAGTGAGCTCCAAGTGCTCTTTCTCTAACATCCTCAAGCGCTTAATCTCCCCCTCAAGCCACTTCTTTCTTTGCTTTGCCAGCTTGATGACATTGAATGTCTCTGCCTTGCAAATCTTAGTGGTCTCAATAACTGGAGAGAGATTTGCCGGGGAATGGATGATTGTGGTAGTGGGTGTAATCGCTACCTTAGCTGGAGTGTTAATTATCCCATTAGTTGAGAGATATTCCTCATACCCCTCAGCCTCCATTCCAGTATCAACATCCCTAAACAGGGCCCCAGTGGTATCCATGCCACCCATAAACTGAATAGCGCCCATCAGGTAATCTCATCATATGCTGTGAAATAAAGTGTTTGAAGTGCGCCAAGGGTTGTTCCAGCACCCGCGTTCATGACAACCCTAACTGGTCCACCAGCAATGGCATCCACAAAACTACCAGCGGGAAGGCCAAGACTACCGGAGGTGCTATCGGTCCCATTACTTAGATTGGTGATTGAGTTCAATCTACTGCCACCATCTATCGTAAGATTGCATGCAACTCCACCCCCCGCGTTGATTTGAGGGAAATGCACCCAGTCAAACCACACATTGGGAGCAACATTCCTCTGCAAGACAATGTCCAAAACCCCACCAGTGGCGCCCACAATAATTGCATCTATGACAATCTTGTCAGATGTACTCAACCACCCACCAGTAATAAGCTGGGTAGGTGCATTATAGATGGTAATCACATTGCTAGATGGAGAGGTGTACGTGTATGTATAGGTACCCCTTTTACTTCGCATTGGTTCTCACCTTTTTATTCGGTGGTGTCTTCTCAACAGCAATACCCCAAGTGGCTTCACCACACAGTGGGCATGTGTCATTCTCTGTAGGCTCAACAACTTGTGAGTCACAGGGCAAACATGTCTTACTCATTTACTCCCCACTTTGGGTTTTGGTTTATTCTTTGCTTTGACTGTTTCAAGCTCAAGGGCATTTTTATGTCCCACTTGATTGAGCTCCAGGGCCCGGGAGTGCTCAGCTTGGGCACCCATCTCAGTAGAGGTGTGTAGCTGTTTAGCCTCATCCTCTTTTTGCTGCTTGAGCTCCTCAAGGTAGTCATCTATATTCTCAATCATGAGAATGCCCTTCAGCATCTTGACAGCGACCTTGTCAGTTAATAGTCCAATGCCCCTCAAGGCGATGACACTGTCAACAAGGGCTTTCTCCTCCTCAGGGTCTGGAGACTGATACTCCCCCCAAGAGAACTCAAATGGCGGAGAATTCCAGTTCCACTTTTTGCCCATCTCCTCAATGAGTGCCTTGGCCTCAGTTATGCCAGGGAGCTCCATGTCAACAGAGATTGCAATCCTTAAAAGCATTGCATACACTGGAGCCATGCAGTTGTCTGCAAAGTTAGACCTTATCCGGTCACAACTAGCGAACATTCTCCGCATGAGCTTTTTCATGCTACTAGCCGCCAACGCATTGCCCTTTGGCAACTTCTCAGGGTCAAGACTCACAACCCCAAACTTGGCCTCTAGCTTGCTGAGGATATCCTTGGTATTCTTGTCCAAAGCATCTAACGCATCACCTGGAAGAGTGTGCAGGGTTATCTTCGCGTCTGGGGATGTGTAGGTCCAAACCTCACCCGGTCCCTTTTTGCGCACCTTACCATTTCCACCTTGAGCCATTGACACATAGCCACCTTTATGTGGCATGTTGGTCTCAGTTGGTGGGCCTCCAAGGACAGAGGATTGGTGAATGACCTTCGCGTTCCTGCCCTTTGCTTGAGGACCCTCTCCTGGGGAGACACCAGTCTCTGTCCATTGTGGGTCTCCACTGTACAACGCAGCACGATGACGTTGAGATAAGCTAAAGTTCATAGCATCCACCTCATCCAGCTCATTGCGGTGGATTGCATAACCATCAACCCTCCCAGCAACATTCCCCTTTTTCATGAAGGGATACCAGCGCACAGGGCAAAAACCAAGCCCATGGACCACTTCCTCCTCAATACTCCAGGTGTAGTCACCCACATCATTCCCAGCCTTTATCTCAACTGGGTTAAAGGTAATGTCCGCCTGGGCATCGATGATTCTCCGGAAGAGCATTGGAACAGCTTTCCAAACGTTTCTCTCCTTGACCTCCTCAATGTAGCCGTACATAATCTCTAGAGAGAGACATTCACCGTTTTTCTTGAGCTTGGGCAAGCACCACTCTGCTGGGATTGTCTCAACAAAGAGATTCTCATCCCTCACACCACACAGGAAAACCCCTGTGCTACACCCCATAGCCTCCTCTAAAACCTCGGCAAAGTGAGTCTTGAGGTTAGCCTCAGTCTCAATGGCAGAGAGGAGTTTATCAATCTCCGTTGACTCACTCTCCTCAACTGTCTCTGTATCATCACCCCATGCAGACCTTGCACTTATATCAGGGTAACGTTCCTCACCTAGGATAAGGTCAACCTTTTGATTTATCGCATCCTCTACTACAGTGTAGACAACACATGGTTGTCGCTCCCATAGTGGGACATCTGCGCTAAACCAACTTGGCCTCCCGTCATATTGTGTGCCATCAACATACTTCCTGAGCTTAGCGATTGCTTTAGCTCTAGCGGAGGTCTGTTGATTTATCAACTCTACAGCCTGAGAATAATTTTGAATGGAATTATCGTGCATTGTTTATTCTCATAGACTGGTTGACAACCCTAGTCATCATCCTCATCATAATGATCTGAGGCAAAATCCTCTGTGACTGTCTTGGTAGAGTAAATTCCACCAAACACATGGTAGATTGCATATCTCAATGCATCTTGACAGTGGTTGTTCTTATCCTCAATCTCATCAAGGATAAGCTCTTTATTCTTTGGGTCTCTCTTGCGACGATACATCCCCATCTCCCTAATAAGATTAGGACATTCTGGGGAGACATACATGTGTGGTGATTTCCTACCACTTGGGCTGGGTTTGAGAGATAGCATTGTTGCTACAACAGGTACACCCTCCTCAATTTTATGAGTGGCATGGACTATGCCTATCTGTGCCTGCTTCTCATATTCAGCGATTTGACTTGGACCACTGCTATCCGCGTACCAACGAACATAACCCCTGAACTCATCAGCCCATTCCTTGACAACCATCGCTATATCATTGTAGGTAGTGTGAGATTTGCAGTATTCACGGATGACATGAACCACAGCATCCCTCCCATATCCACTTACACCCATAAGCAACAACACAGCTGGGTCCTCCCAACCATGGTCCATGCCAACCAAAAAACTGTGGAATGGCAAGAATGGTGCCCTGATATGCACATCCTCATTAAACATGGGGTACACTAACCCCTCTGCACTGTCAAAGTCACACATCCACTCACGTGCAAAAACACTTGGCAGAGTTTTGCGCTTGACCCTTGCAAGATACCGTGGGTCAACCAACTTTGGTGCATCATATGCAGTGGCATGAAAGCTGAAGTGAGATGAGGTCATGTCCTTTATCTCCTCCTCACTCAAGCCACCCTCATCATGCTGGCGCCAATAGGACTCACTTGGCCAAAGCTTTGCAGCCTTGTACAATAGCCCATATCTACCACGTCGTGGTGTGCCACCTATGATGGTTATGCGCAAGCTCCTGGGCTCACTGAACCATGGCTGTGTGACAGACTCAACAATCTCAGGGTCAACATCATCAGCCTCATCCACAAACACCACGTCGCATCTTATGCCACGTGCATTGTCCGCAACATCTGCACTGACAAACTGTATCCAACTACCACCAGGGAAAGAAACACGCCACTCCGTCTTATTTACCACCCCACCTAGAAATTTCCACTTACCCTCCAGCTCTGCTACCAGCAGCTGAGAATGGACTTTCTTGGCTTGTACAAGTGTAGGCATGAGTACGACTATGCGCACCCCTGTCTCATCAGTGTCTTGTCTTGCTTTCCAATCCCATTGATAGACAAGCAAGTAGCATACCAGTCTGGTAAACCAACTCTTTCCAATCCCACGCCCCCAAGGGATGCAAACTGTGTTCCCTGGCTGTATGTGTTGGTGTGCCAGTTGTTGGGCATAGCACTTGCTAAGGTCAATATCCATGAGCCGTAAAATCCGTGTTTTTCCAGTGTGGCCAGGGGAATGTGCAGCATTGAACATTCCCCAAGCCCAAGTCTTGGCACACTATGTGGCTAAACATGGACCAAGTTATATCAAGCACACCTGAGTTGACCAATCCCCACACTGTAGGATTTACCTATTTGGTAAATGGCCATAGTGGCATAAGAGTTGCCACTTGCTATTTCTATACCACGGCAAGGGCTTGCGTGGATTTATGGAGTTGGGGAGATAACACATGCGGATGTGAGACCTCTGCGCCACATCAATACTCATGCCATGAGATTAAGCATGGGTGTTGCATAGATGGAATTACCCATACTAGTACACATCTTGCCATTGTGGTCTACATAGTGGATTTGAACCACTGACCTGGGCAGCTATGTCATAAATCATGCCACAGGGCCCGACTCTGTCCAGCTGAGCTAATGCAAACCTTGAGCCATATGTAGGTGCTGCCCCCACGTCAACCGAGTACAAATCGGTAGCTCTACTGTTGAGCTAATATGGCATGATTATTTATTCTTTTCCTTTAACCTAACCCTCTGTGTAGGTTGGTATGCTCTTCTGTACTTCCTGTACTTCTCCCTACATAACTCACACTTGCACCCAATCTTCCCTCTTGACCCACCACCGTGGCCTATCTCCCTATAGGCATAGTCATTGCAGATGCGTGTTTTGACTAGATGGCATGGCTTACATCTAAGTACACACTTTTCTAGCTCTGCTTCCCACCTGGCCCTTGCCTGGGAGAAGAGTGTGCTCATATTGCACAGCTTATCCGATGAGATTACGTGGTCGAATTCCAGTGCATCAATTGTGCCACAATCAACGCAAGAGTCTTCGCATGGTAGAGCAACGAATCTCACCCATGAACCAAATTGGCATAGTCATTGACTATACCATTAGCAGACCAGGTAGGAATCGAACCTACTCGATAGGGTTTTGGAGGCCCAACGGTCACCATGACTCTCTGGAATATAAGTTGCTAAGGCACTGCCCCTTAGCTGCCAGGCCTCATCCCAGGTTGACCGCAAGACTGAGGTTGAGTTACGGTCAGCTACGTTTCCACCCTTGCTTGCGCTGTAGCTACATGGATTGGCACATTCCTTGCCTGAGTAGTCAGACATAGTCAAGCGCCAGAGAGTATACTGGCATGTACCTTGCTATATTGCACCATTCAAACAGTGCCTATCTCCATGGATACCCCTGTAGGGGTTTCACCTACCTAGTGCACTAGTGTGCTTATCAACATCTATGCCATGTGTATGCCTTGCAAAGCCTATACCAATCAGTGAGTTGTTGACTGGCACAAGTTTCTCCGGTCTAGTTAGAGGGACTTGAACCCCCGTAGTCTTGCTCCCAAAGCAAGTGCCTTGCCACTCGGCCACAACTAGATATTTGGCTGGGTTAACCAGTAGCCTCACTCACCTGGAAGGGTTCTTGCATTCAAGGGCCCATAAGCAACTCTTGTGCCACAACCTGGATTCGAGCCAGGACTTTACAGGTTCTAGACCTGCTGCCTCTGCCAATTGGGCTACTGTGGCAATAATCAGACCATCCTAGTGGAATCGAACCACTGTTTGCTCATGCGAAGAGCTGTCCTAACCTCTAGACGAAAGATGGTTGCAATGCATAAGCCTTGCCAGTGAGATGTTTATATCGCCCCTCTCCACCATGAGGGCTTGGCCCACTGTTTGCTAGCTGCAATGGGTTAGTGGCATGTGTAGGATTCGAACCTACTGAGCCTTTAGGCTAGTTGAAGCTTGCACCTCAACCGAGAACTCCATAGTCATATATCATGCCATATATCAAGGCTTATTTGAGGGTAGACCCTCAATGGCACCTAGCAAGCGCTGTACCAATTCCTGCTCACTAACTTTCATGCCAAAACCCTTGGTGATGTCATACACTGTAGCCCAACTTAGGATAAGTTGTAGCTCTTCCTGGCTAAGCTCAATCTTCATATCTAGATGATAGCGAGGAGCACATGTCTGGTCAAGGAGAAAGTGCAGCCCATAACCATCTCCAATCCCCCCTTGACATCTCCTGTGATGTGACTACCTTGCCAACCTCATGAGCCAAACACCGCAGCAACAGGTTGACACACTTATTGCAACCATGCAAACCATATACCATATGGCAAAGAAAGGCAGGATGGGGCACTACAGCAAGGAGCAAACCCTCTATGAGATTTGCTGCATCTCAGGCAGAGTCTGCAATGAATATGCTAATGAAAAAGATAGACTTGACCCATTGACTCCCTAGAGGGAGGTGCTATCTTATTCTCTATGAACCTCGCGTCGAGCAAGACCCTCAATCTCGTCATCGTCAACAGCCTTGGCATGACTATCTCCAGCATCCTATCCAGCCAGCTTCCCCTCACCAAGGAAGAGATGATTGAGATGGCAGACAAGGCTTGTGCCAATGGCTTCCAGGCCAAGGTGTGGGACCTGGATGAGCTGGACCCCATCTACAGCTGCTAAGCCTTACTGGGCTCCTTAGGGGGCCCTTTCTCCCCCTCTGGGGGTGGGTTGGCATAAATCAACTTCACCTCCATTGGCACCCTATTTGCCTTCTCCTCAACTGTCAATTTCAACTCAGCCCCACTGTAACGACCATATAGCTCAGTTGCCTTTAAAGCACTAGCGTAATCCGGTAAGCCTGTAATCTTACTTGGCGTGGTCATTGCTTGATAGAGGATGTGCTTCACGGTTGAGGCTAGCTCACTACGTAACGCGTCTAAATCCTCAGGGGGTGTTGCTAGGCGCCTGGAGGCCTCAGCAGACTCCTTGAGCAAACTCTCCTCCCCTATAGCCCATACCCTCATAAGGGCCCTAATGGTCATCCTAGAGCGATAGCGACCACTTGCCATCAAATCCGCGATGTAGTTAACCCTATCAGCCTTGTTCGCCTTAGGGGGTGCATCTGTATATGGTGCAATATCCGCGCCATTATACTCAGATGTGACTAAGTCACGATGTGGCTTGGCTTTTGCCATGATATCTCTTTTGCGCGTGAAAGTACGTGTGGTTAGTGGGGTGGGGAGAGCCAGAGGGGAACCTAAAGGGGAGGGGGAACCTAAAGGGGAAAATAGGGGGATAGCAACTCTCACGCCTCTCTCCCCCCAAGAACAAGGGCATGCAATGTGGCACACTTCGTGAAGCAAGATAAACTCTGCAAGGCCCATGCCTAAATTGAGAACATGGGTCAGAATGCCGCGCAGTGACATCACCCTCTATAAGGAGGAGGAACAAGGGTCCCTCTTGGCAAGCCCCAGGCAAAATCGAAAAAGATAGATTTAGACCTTGCACATCTTGGTAGATGGTTTATCTTATCTCTTATGAACCTCGTCGCAAACAAGTCCTACCGAGTTCTCTCCACTGAACTTCACGTCAACACGTTGGCGCAACTGGCGAACAGGGCTGACAATCGATTGGCAGCGAAGGAGTTGATGGCACGAGTTGTGCAGCACATGGGATTTCGTCGTGTGATGAGTGTCAAGGGGTTCATCAAGACTGCCCAAAAAAGGGGGTGGTCGCGTGAAGCAGCGGTAATTGCGGTTGATTTTGCCTCAATGTACAAGACCGAGGAGGAATTCAGCGTCGAGTTTGGCAAGATTCACCACATCAGCTGAGACTCAAATCAAAAAAGATAGCAAGGGGAGGTTGACAGCCTCCCTTTTCACATCTATCTTTATTTGAGTCACCAAGGAGGCACGACAATGGAACTGCAATTCGCAATCATCTCTGCATCAGGCATGTTCTTTTCCCGCGTTGATGGATGGATTGAGTCTTACTGCTTTGCTGATGTGTTTGGCACAATGTCTTCTGCTCAGGCAGTGATGGATGAGTTGCAACTCTCAGGCCAGATTGACCTTGTTGCAGTCTATCTTTAGGACTTGACATCTACCAATCTAGACATAGGATATAGATATGAATTCGCTAGGTGATTTAGTTAGGGCTCACAACGAGGCTATGGTTCAGGCATATATCAGTGAGGCCAAAAATCAATCTATCCAAACCCAGAACAAGAAATGGGCCAAGGTTTTTAAGTTGGCTGATGCTGTCAAGGCGATGGGGGGTGCGTTTTGAAAAACCAGACCGATGAGGTGTTGGCACAATTGATGAATCTTGTGAAATCCCTAGATATGGACCGTCTGGAGTTGTGCATTCGAGCTGATGGCAGGATATATGCCAGCATTGAAACAAGCCGTGGTTACGTGAAACATTCCATCAATTGTGAAATTGATGAGGCACACAAGTTGCTGGACATCAATAATTACAAGGCATAAACCAATTTGGTTGCAAATTAGGGGCTCCACACTCAGGTGTTGGGCCCTTTTGCTTTTGCCCTTGACATCTCAATTGGTAGATGTAGGTTAAGTGACATGAGCGCAACGAAAAAAGGGATGAATCGCCAGGATGATGGCAGGTTTCTTGCCCACTTTGACACAATCTGCAAATGTGGCAGGAGCATGGGAATCCACTCGGCACATCGGCCGTTTGAGTTTGATGACCTGGAGATGGAAGAGTTGCCTGAGACTCATCCCAACTACGGCAACAGATGTGCCGGGTTCAAAAAAGCTAAGCCACAATCGACCACTTGACATCATCACATCTACCAATTAGATTCTAGATATGAACAGCAATCCCCGGGCGATGTCGTTTCAGTACACCCAAGTCTTCACTAAATCTCATCGTGGCATATTCAATGCAGGCGATAAGCTGGTCAATCAAATCAGCTTTCCTTCACTTACGCTGTTCACGATGTGGGTGCAGGAGATTAACGCGGCGCACAAGGCACGCAAGTTGCCTTATTACATATCCATTGATTGCTAAGCCTTCAACCTGACAAGAAACAGGCCATCAACCCAAATCCTACCCTCCCCCACCAACCCCTCCAGTGCAGATAACACATCTGGTGCTGAGAGGGGTTTTCCCTTTGAGCTAAACAGGTGGTCCAGGGAAGATTTGAGGTAGTTAACCCCATAACCTGGGAGTCTATCCAAAATAGCCGCTCTTGCCTCCACAACGCCTATTAGCGAGGTTTGCTCGTGGTAGTGATAGACTACCCCACTTGGGGACTCCTCAACTATTACAGGCCGTCTAGGGACGAGGGTGGGGGGCTTTTTCATCTAGCAAGCTTAACCATCATCGCGACAGAGGGCAAGTAGGTGACTCATGGCAACTCCAGGTAGGGTCGCGTCATCATCAAGGATATCCTCATCCGTGAGTTCTGCCTCAACCTGAGGTTGAGGTTCAAACCCCTGCTGCCACTTCTCATGCCGCTCTGAGTTTGGGCTAGAATCGGGGATGGGAGTCAATCTATGTGCCAAGGCTAGATAATTGAGGTAATCGGGGTGATTGTTGCTGCTAACACTCATCATCTAAATCTATGACATGGGTGATGTCAAATCAACGTCTATTAGTTAACTCCCAATAGACAGACTCAAATGTCTCACCAGTGACAATCTCTTGACACCAAGGTGCAGTTGCAATGAACATGCCATATTGGTCAATCTCCACATGAATCTGAAGAGAAAGCACCACCGTCGATTTATCTACCAATGTACCTTGACTCCAATCAAATGATAGCTAATATCTAGTCTATGAACAGCGCAGGCAACAACAATACTGTCTCTTTTACCTCCTTGCTCAACCAAGTTCAGGAGGCAAAGAAGGCTGCAAAGGTGAAGGATGTTGTGCGCACTTACCACACCATGAATGGTGTTGGCATTGTTCTTGATTTTAGCAGCTGCAAATAATATCTACCAACTCAAGTTGACAACAGTCAAAAGATAGATAGGATATATCACATGAACCTCGCGGCCAAAATCACTCTCTTTGTTGTTGCGCTCTCTGCCCTCACTACCAATGTGGCTGAGGCAAAGGGCAAACACCATGCCAAAAAGGCTGAGGTGAGCCAAGAGAAGGAGTCCTATTGCAGCATTGAGGATGATGGGCACACGATCTTCTACGTGTGTGAAGACCACCCTTGGTTGCCCAAGGAGACGGCCGCGGACAGTGACTGCGCTGGCAAGGTCTCTCGTGGTGAGACTAGGGATGGGACCTGGAAGATGACCTGGGATGTGGTTTGCAAGGATGGTTGGAACCACAAGGGTCACATCGATGGCAAAGGAGTGGGCAAGGCTGATGGCAGCCCACTTTGGAGCAAGTGAGTCAAGTAGGTACGTTAATATCCCCCACCTGAAGGAACAGTGGCCACTGTGGCGACTTAGGTGTGGGGATATGGGCTTAGCTACTTAAACTAAGATGGTTGCAGTTTCAGATAATTGGGATTGTTGGCACAACTTTGCCCGCGAAGTACGCCGCGAGTGCAGCTTCTGCTTTCTGCGTACGACGGTTCGCGTTGACAAGCTCATTCGCCTGGATGAGGTCACGTGTTTTGACGCCCTCAGCAGTGATGAGCTCCTTGGTCTCACAGCAGCACTCGGCCGCGAAGGCAAGTGCAGCGGCTTGATTTTGAGTGGCCAACAGAATCGCAGCAGATGCATTGGTTTGCGCTTGAATATTGGTCTGGTACCAATTCTTGTCAGCCTGAACACCCAACGCGTTGAAGTTTTTTGCAGCCTCAAGCAAGGCTCGACCTTCAACCTGATATGCCAAAGCGGCTGAGTCTTTAAACCCAACAACCGTAGCGGTAGCCGCGTCACTTAGCTGCTTTTGGATAAAGGAGAACTCATCTGAGCCCTTCTCAATCCCATGACGCACGGAGCTAAGAACCTTATCAGTCGACTCACCCACCGCATCCTGAGTCTTACAGGCAGCAAGTGCAGCAGCCGTGCCAGTCTTCTCCACAACGGACACCACATCATATCGAGAATCCTTGATAGAACCCTCAACCGATTTGAAATCCTCCGCGGCGACTCGAAAGCCCGCGGCTTGCTCACGAGCAATCAACTCGTCAAGGTGATTGCGGTGAGATTTATGTCCGTTGTTGTCATTCGCGTATGCATGAACTCGGTGGAGCGGCGAGGTCACGTCATTTGTGTCAGAGATTACGCTTGTAGTCATATCCTGTACCTATTTGTGATGAGAGTGTAATGCAATTAAGCTAAGCACTTTCATCACTGGCGAGTACAGTGACTCTTTATGTATTTCTATAAATGTAACTACTTTTTGCCTTTGGCCTTATTCTTGCTGGAGTTCATTTGGTTATAGGGGTTCTCGGCACGTGGGTCTGGTAACTTCACACCAGGCTTGGGTGCTGGTTTGGGGGCTTTCTTGGACGCCATATGGTTTCACCTATTCACTTTCTGTAAAGGAGCAGCAGAGTCTAGCTGAGGGCGACTGGATGCTTCCCCGTCGCTTCCGGTTTATCCCATGTCAGTGGAAACACGCATGAGCCTCAAGTCTTTGGTATGTTATTTGTCCACCCCAATAGCCACTGCTTTGAGGGGATACAGCCGAATATGCGCAAATGTAGGTTGACCTCATACTCAAGGCTATCTACAAGCTTGTCACGAGATGTGCCACTGGGACAACCGGTATACTCAACCAATTGAGTGAACACATCCTCATCCTCAATGGCAAGGTCAATGATTGTGCCTGCAAGTCTAGGCTTGACACCGTCTTGAATGAGAGATTGGTGTGCCTTTTGCAGCTTGCCAACCAATGTGTCAAAGTTGCTCATTTGATGTATTTTACCGCGCCAACCTTGGATTTTAACGCGTCAAGGCAGGCGTAGCTACAGAATCGTTGTGAGCCATTATAGGCAGTCATGGAACGACTGCCATCATCGGCAAACTCTGGGCAATATCGACCGCAATAAAGACAATGGTGGTGAGCTGGTTCTGTTGGCTTGGTTTCTGCAAGAGGGGATGGGTTTCTCGATGCACCAAGTATGCCATATCCACCGATATCCTCGTAGCTGTCCTCAAGCTGCCCATTCGCGATGCGAAAGAGTTTATCCACAATTCGGGTGACACACAACATATCAGTGTATTGCTCAGGCTTCACACCATCTGGGTATAGCACTTGCAATATCAGACCAGCCTTGTTAAAGCTGTCCCCATATTGGGCATTCTTTTTGCTAACCAGCTCGCCTAGCTTTTTGGCGGTCTCTTTGAATTTATCAATCATAGAGAGAAGTTAGCCACACTCACTCATTCTGTCAAGCCATCATCATCGCAGTCACATGCAAACGCATGATTGACATCAAGATAATCCTCAACCCCAAGGCGATGCAGCGCAAGTGTCCAGCTCAATCGTTGAATCAGGCTCACATCTTGCAAATCAGGATGAGACTTAAGTGACTCAATCATCGCAGATTCAAAGTATGTGCCAGCAACATCGCTCAATTCTTGCATAGTCGCCCTAGCCCAGCAAATAGCAAACCACAATGAAAGTTAAACAGAGACCAAACCCTATAGCTAACGAGCTCATCTGTTGTTAATTTTGCCTGGTAGACTATTTGCATAGTAAAACTTTAGACCAGCTGGTTTAGTCCATAACCGAAGAGGCATACATTAAAGTACCTGGTCTATTTAGCTTAAATAGCTTACCTCTCATTTAGCGCGGAGCGTGACGCGCATGATGGTGTTATCCACCTCAAACTCCTCAACAATTGTCAAGTTATCTAGGATCTTTAGCCCCAATTCATGCCACTTTCCAACCTTTTGATTGAACATCCCCAGCATGTCAATGCGCCACCTTCCCCTGTAATCTTTCTTGCCTGGGACTTTCTTATTCTTGAGCCACTTGCGCCAGGTTTGTGGGCAAATTCCAGTGTACATCCAAGCCTGGTCGATGGTGCAATATTGAGCTTGGTTGAGTCTACTTTTTCGCTTGGTCATTGAACCTCTTGAGGAATGAGTCGGTTGCAAGATATGCATCGGCATATGCCTCTTTGCTTGCCTGTAGAGAGCCTGTAGAGCCCTCGGGATACGCGGAAGGATTGATGCTATGTAGTCTTCGTGAAACCGTTGTTAAACCCCTTGCAGGGTCCCTAACACCGAACTCCTGATAATCTCGAAGGATGCAACTTACCAACTCTCCCATCTTCCAGTGCCCACCATTGCGCAAGGCATTGTCACGGACTTTGCTAAGCGCAGGGTAAACTCTGCCCCATTTGCCATCAACCGGTGGACCATCCTCTCTCAACTTAGCAGCAGCACGGAACAGCTCTGCTTGGTGCAAGTTGCCCTCAATCTTGCCAATTGGGTCACTATCAAACTGATAGCTCTTCTCAGATTCAAGCTCTATGCCTTGCAGTTGATTCCCCAGCGTGCTTGGTGTGTGGGTGTAGGAGGTGGTGAAGTGGTCAATAAGCTCAAGCAACTCTATGGTCATGACCATATATTGTCATAACCATACATGTAGTCAAGGGTTATTTTAACAACAGGCTCATTCCTTGCTATCCAATTTATGATAGCAATCCTTCTCATTCCAAATGATGGGGAATATATAGGAGGAGATGAGGAATGAGATGGTAAAACTAATGGCACAGAATATGGCGAGGTGTTTATGCATGGGCTAAGTGAACAGTAGCACACTAGTGCCAGGAACCAGCTTGCGATTTACACTTGTGCTCTGAATGAAGATGTTGAATTCAGGGTGAGATGTGGGGGAAACCTTGACCTCTTGATTGGGAAGCTGGAGCATTGCTCGCGTTTGAGGTCCCGTGAATACCTCACCTGTATTCTTGGACACAAGGGCGACTTGCTTACTTGCTTGCACCTTTTCAGGTTTAGTCAACTGATAATATGCGCTGCCGATTTGATAGGATTTGCCGGTGGTCACCTCGATGAAAGTGCTAATCATGCCCTCTTTGGATACATGAAGCAAAAAGTGTTTGCCTACATGCTTATCCAGCACCTTAACCACATTCTTGGCATTAATCTTACTGATATCTAAGTTGAAGATATTTCGGCTACCTCGCACACCCCGTGACCGAGCGGCCATAAAGTTGTCAGTGGCTTGCCGAATGGTCTCTCCAACCCCCTCAATCCCCTGCTTTGCATTGATATCCCACACCTGGATATTATCTTTGGGAAACCCAAAGCGTTTCGCCTCATGCACCCCAGTGATGTTTGGCACAAATACTGCCACGGTCCAATGGTCAGGAAGCTTATTCAATCTTTGGGACAGCTCAATTGGCTTGGTTTTGGAGTCGTTATCTTCCCCATCTGTCAAGACGTATACCAAAAAAGCATGCTCCCCATACAGTTCAGGAGTCTTTGACAAATCATCTAGAGATTGCAATGTAGCATCAATCAATGCCGTCGTGCCATCAACTCGGTAGAGGTTGCTTATAGATGGAAGTCGAAGCACATCCTTGTCATAAACAAGGCAGGTTGTCTTGTTGGCGAAAGAGTAAATTGTGACCCTTGTTTCTTGGTCAAGCTCTTGACTGCGTTGAGCAATATGTTTGACAAGATTGTCAGCAACTTTGACAACCTCCTGTGTCTTGCTTCCCATAGAAGCAGATGCATCCAAAACAAGGGCGATGTGGTTGATGTAGTTATTGACTTGCATTATTCACTCCACGCAAAAACGATAATAGCATAACCCGTTGTGCTATTGCCACAATCATACCATGCAAAGCCATCACTGACCAATGGAACCTCAACACTCACTGGAATGTCAAGTGCAGGGTATGCCACTACATGCTTTGCAATATTCGCAGCACTCTGGCCAGGGAACTGGTGATAGGCATAGAGTTTGCCATCAGCCCTGTAGTTACATTGCTCCCCATAGGCTCCAGTTTCAGGAGCATTGCCGGGGAGTGAGGGGGTTACATTTGGAGGCGCTTGAACCACAGGCGGATTTGGTTGAATATCATGGTCAGTTTCAAACTGTTCCCCTGCACATCCCACAACACCCAATCCCAGCAAAGCAACAGAATATTTGACCATGTCATGAGCAATGTTTAGCATGTTCATCTCCCTTACACCACTCATTATATGAATGGTAGAATGAGAGTCAAGTCACCAGGTCAAGATATTTAGCCATCAGAAGATTATGCCTTGCATCCACCAATATGGTTTTGCCATCTTCTAGAAATCCAGTGTCATAGAATATTTTCATACCAGCTCAAAAGCCTCCATTGTGTGTGGGAAGTGTGACCACAATATATGACACACCTGGTCAGCATACACACGAATTTCCTCTTGTGCATCCCCCGCGGCCCGTAAAGTCAAAAACCTAAGCCAATTAAGCAAGTTTGCACTTGCCCACATCTGGCTATATTGCCCCTGATTGAGGACAGTGCGACACACCTCTTTTTGGATGCCCAAACTCAAACCAAGTTCATAGCTCTCACGGCAGACCATGTAGGCAACACGCATGCTTGTTAGCCATAACTCAGCCTCGGCATCATTTGGCAAGCGGTCAACCACGCCCCTCGCCTGTTTGTTGGCCCCTGCACTGGCAGCACCCTCAACAATCCTAGCAACAGTTGGATGCCAGTTCTCATCCTTCATGGGCACATAACGTGCACTCATCTCACTGTAAGATTGTGTGCGATGACGATGCCACTCGCGAAATGTTAGCAGTGGGGCCTTGACCTCAACTGTCAGGCCACAATGCTCAAAGGGCACGGAATGTTTCTTGCACCATAGAAATTTGATGAACCTGTTATCGCCCTTGATAAAGGCACTGCTTGGGTGGGGGCACTCTATCTCACACCCCTCATCACACTCCCATCTATCCCAGCCACGGAATGCGCCATCAGTGGATTGCCTAGCTGCTCGGATGATTAGCTCATCACTACCCCAGTGCTGAATTTCACATATTGAACCTTGGTCGAGTACCTTTATTTTTGCTTGCATCTTTTCTCCGAAGGAGAAAGTAACCTCGCCCCCGTCCAGCCCCTAACAATTCTTTTATAAAATGAATGGTAGTTTTGACCAGATAAATCAGCCCACTCAATGGCTGTTTTTGTCACGCCATCTATTTCTATGTGAAGCGTGATTCTCCTGTTCCTGACCTGTTCAGTTTGCGTTGCCCACCTACAGTTCATGGGCTCGTAATTCGAGTTTGAGTCAATCCTGTCGATAGAGTGGGTGGCGGTTGGCGCTCTTCCCATGTCGGACAGAAAATCCGTATAACTAATTCTCCATCGCTCACACACACCTATGCCACGGCCACCGTAGTTCTTATACCCAACCTCCTTTGGATTGCCGCAACGAGATATCATTCTCGCCCACGTTCGATATTCCTTTGAAGAGTCGGCTCGTGATCCCTCACCATGCGTAGTCTTAGCTTCTGCATTCAGGCAGCCACAGGACCTGGAATTGCCACTAATGAGCTGCCATCGCTGCAAATCAGACTCGGTGCCGCATGTGCACATGCATTTGATTAGATTATTATGGCCTTTTCGGCCGGCCCCAACGACAGTCCACCTTCCGAAAACCTGCCCCTGGTCTAGGACTTTGGTCTTAGAAGGCATATAACCCCACAATCTCCGGCGCATAACCCATGTAAACTCTGATTCTCACCGCGTGATATGGTGGGGAGTACAGCTCAATCATTCTAGCAATCTGGGCGATGGTCAAGTTCACTCTCAAGCTCTTCCTTTGCCAAAGCTATAACATTGAATGCCTCACGCCACTCCTTAGCCTCAGCCTTCAACCTGCGATTCTCCTCTACAAGCACCGTGCCAAGAGATTGTAGCTCCGTCACCTGGCGCTCGTATATGGCCAAATTGCTTGTTATGACATCGATTGTCTTCCACATATCCTGAACAAGAAACGGGCCCTCAACCTTACACGGAGAATAGCATCCGCGATGTGCATTCATCTCATCAGAGTGAATATTCAGTACCTGGTTGCCATTGTAGGTAATCCACACATACATTCACTTCACCTCTTCAACCTTAATTCCCGCTGCACAAGCTTGTCTTATCATATCAGCGGTGCCACGTCCCCCGGGGAATGCAATGACTAAATCGGGTTTGCCCTCAACAATCATCTGCGTATTTCTCACAGGTCCAGCCCGTTTTCCATACTTTTTCCACTCAGCTGGGTAGAGCTCACATTTCACATTATGCTTCATGGCCCATTGCAATGCACAACTATCAATCCCATTAGCGCCGCCGGTGATGAGGATGAAAGGGGCGAGATTGTTGGTCTGGACCCATCTGATTGATAGCTCCCTACCTACGCCCTCATGGTCCCAGTTATCCCGACCTCCACACACTAGCACTCTCATGGTAAGGAAATAATCCCAATCTTGGTCCCTTTTCCTCCCTCAGGGTCACCAACACAGTACTCAAATGCAATAAGCTTGCCGTTGGGGGAGAAACATGGTGCTCCAGCGTAGCTACCCTTCTCTACCGCGGTGGTTTTAGTAACCACATGGGTATTCATATCCACAATAAACACCGTGGAGTGGTCTAGGGAGTTCCCATCACCACTATAGACCAGTTGGGCACCATCCTTGCTAAAACTTGCATCTGTGGCCTCTCCTGGCCCAGTAATGACCTTGCTCAAGCCAGTGCCATCCGGCAAGACGGTCCACAACCCATTCCCCTCAATTTGAAACACAATGTGGTTATAGGTGGGGGACCAATTAGGCTGTTTGGCATCCATCCTGCTATCAGTCAATCTTGTGTGAGTAACCCCATCAATATCAACAACGAAAATCCCACCATTACCCACACCATCTTTACCATGTCCCTCATATGCAAGAAAATCACCAGTGGGGGAGAAGCTTGGCTCCCATGCCACCGCGTTGGCAAGATGAGTCACCTGGCGACGTGCACCCCATGGGTCACTCACCCAAATCTGGTCACCTTTATCACCAATATCACTGCTACAGCAGAAAAGGTCATTACTTGCGCTCCAACAAGATAACCCAGGGAGGTTGACACTCTGGGCATCTGCGCTGACAGCGAGTCCCACATTGCTACCATCTAGATTGCATACTGCAATATCACTCCTGCCAATGTTGTACCCACCACGGAACCTGGTGAATACCAGTTGTGTTCCATCTGGGGAGAATGCAGGGTTTTGGAGACTGCCGGTGAGGTTGATATTGGGGTTAGTCATGGTCATACTTCGTAATGGCTTTTGGTTTGGTCAAGCCAGTCATGGATTTTCTGATAATCCTCAATCTTGCCACCCCAAGTCTTGACACTGTTCTTTCCATGAAGCCAAGGTTTCAAAGTCCCAACCCCTTCTCGATGCGCGAGTCAATCACCTCTTCCATAGTCGCTATCTTTCTCACGGGTCCTCCAGGATGCCTTCAATAGGCGCGGACGGTAGGGTGGGGAGTTCCTCGACGGTCGGAGGTGGCTCATGGGGATGAGCTCCAGCTATCTCCACCGGCAAGCCTGCGACCATGAACTCGTTCGCGAAGTACAGAAATTCCTCAATGCTCTGTTGCGTCCCAGAGAAGCGAATCTCTACCGTGGCGGGGAGATGTTGGATACGGCTGATGGGGTCACCAAGGTAGCTGATACCGAAACCAAAATGGTCCACACGAGGTATCTGAATCGAGTCGATAAGCACCAGGTTCTCCACGAGCTTACTCATCCCCCATCCCCAGCAACTCCCTCGCGATGTTGCGTAACACATCAACTCCAGCAAGATAGCTGTATTTTCGCATCAGTAATGCCTCTGGTGTCACTACTTGAGGGTCCCACATACCCTCAAACCCATAACAACTACAGTGGCTTGCACTGACCTCATAAAGCACACCTTTCTTGAGAAATAGCACCTCTGCGCTGCCTTCCCATTTCCCCTCATCACATTTCGCGAGGATGACTTTGCACCCCTTTAGAACAATTGGGTCACAATCGAATGTCTTGAAAATCCACTCGTAGTCTTTTTTGGCTAGGTATTTCATCGTTGACATACTGGACACCAAAACATGTTTCGTCCAGCTTTATCTTTTTCTTTAATGAGGGAATGCCTTAGTGGGCAATGGGTTTTCCCATAGACGTTTAGATGGTATTGGAATCTGCCCATCTCACCATCAGGATTGCGCCAAGTGTGAATGGTACAGCCCCCAGCTGAATATGCTGCATGGGCGGTGCTCGAGATAGATTTAAACAGCCTTTCAAGCTGAAAGCTACTCAGCTTAGGATAGGTGGTCGAAGGACGTATCTCGGCGCGGTAGAGAATCTCTGATGCTAGGTAATTTCCAATACCACTGATGATGGATTGGTCCATTATTAGCTCCCGGATGGTCTTCCAATCCCGCCGGGTCTTCAGCTTATTACTAGCGCGATTGTTGAATGAAGTCCACAGGTCTTCCCAGCATGAGGTCAAGACATCAGCGCCAAGGTTTCGCAGTTTCTCTCCGTGCCCCTCACAATTCAACAATGCAAGTGTACCAAACTTCCTGGCGTCATAGTAGATTGAGCTTTCACCACCTTGTGTGGTTATCTCCCACGCATCATGGGGCAAATGCACCACACTCTCATGATTCCTACGCCACCCACCACTCATGCCATGAGTTATATGTAGGTATCTATCCACTACTGCACGCATTGGGGCAACCTGGCTTGCGTGGAGATAAAACCACATAAGCTTACCCTTGGTGCCAACCTCAACTATCCGGAAATTACGGATAGTTGTAACTAGGTCGCGTAAGGAATAGTTGAGGGGGTCTAAGCCATTCAAATCATAGCGACTATGTGGGTGAAACACCATAGAGGACAGTGATTTGCCGACCAATCTCTCCCTTAGCCATTGGGCATTTATAGCAATCTCATCAACCTCAGGCATGACACTTCCCTCTATGCCAAGTGTTCAAGACGCACCATTCCCCACCATCAAGGTAGTAACCACACCTCGAGGGACTCCGACAACTGCGACATCGATACTCAGGCACAATCGGATAACACCCCGCATAACAAGCCCAACTATCACATCCCACGCAGTAATGGGATGCACGGGTTTTGCCACACTGCTCACACTCATATGGTCCAGGGTTACTCATCTACCTTTCCCTCATCATAGATGGAGCACTTGCTATCGTAAAGGCAGGTGACACAGATTGCATCACCACACTCCTCACACTCACGATACACAGTCTCACTGGTGTTATTGCAGTGTTCACAATAATCACCATTCTCAATGATGTCTATCTTGCGATTCGCTTGACGAAGGAGTGACTCTGCCTTTAGAGCCCTTGCTTTCCAATTCTCTCTAGTCATTACTCTTGCCTCGAGGTGTATCTGAACCTAAAGGGCAACTCATTCGAGTCACACGCTTCTACCATTATATATATGAAGCCATCATGTCCAGAAAAAGGAACCAATCCATATTGGTGCATTCTCCACTCCCTAGTGGCATTTACCGGAGAATCTGCCAAGATTTGGATTGGCACTGGAGGATATGTGTAGTCTTGCCACACGTTGTATTTCACTCCTCACCCACCATTTTAATATAGAATGCCCGGTAGCGATAGAAGTCTTCGCTGACATTGTTCCAAGAGCGAGGTTTTGTGAGCTGCTGGACCTTATCAAGCACTTCTTGATAGCTGGGGGTACCAGGCATTCCAAGGATGTGAGACACCTCCCAAAACCGCCTGTACCAGTCATCAGCCCATGCCTTGTTGGTCTTGAGGTTCGATTCAAGGATATGTACCTGAGCAGCAAACTCATCACGTTTTGCGATGGCTTCATTATCTATCCACTTTTTAGCCTCAGCTTCGGCCTCTTCTTGATTCTTTAGGGCAGAGGAATAGTTAGCGCTGAGGTTATTAACCTTCTTCTGGAGCTCAATGTTCTCTTTCTCAGTCTGCGCCAATGTGTGTTTGACCTCCTCTAATGCACGAGAAATGCCAACACCACTCAATGCCTCACCATTTTTCACATCATTCTTGATGGAATTTAGCTCAGCCTTTGCTTTATATGCCTCATCCTCAAGTTCCTCTATCTTGAGGTTTTTAGCTAGGATAGAAGCCTCCAGTTCAGCAATTCGCGCAAGATGACCCTCATATACCTCTTGCTGAATACTGGATTTTAGCACCTTCACCTCCTCCAGGAGGGCATGCTTTTCCACATCCAACATTGCAATGCTCTTATCTTGAGCTGCCCGCAAAGTGCGCAAGGATTCAAGCTCAGCCATAATCACCTTTGCCCAACTAAGCACCTCGCTTGCTGAATTGGTAAAGATACCGGGGCGCAACACCTTCCCAAGTTCCCAGAATTTCTCATGGAACTCCGCGCGCCAGAGAAGGTCTCTATTGCTCCTTTCAAGGTCATAAACCTGGTTTACAATTTCCTGCAGTTCTTTATTTAGACTCATGTTTTCTTCCTTTACCTGAGGCCAGTATGTATCTTTGGCACACTCTTGGCATATCTTATTGGAGATCCAAATGTCCGACATCCCACAAAAATAGTTGATGCAATAACCATTGCTATTCTTCATATCTCACATCCATGCGGATGGTGGGCAAAACTCAATAAGTTTATCAATTGGTAGACTATTAACCCAATCTCTAGCAGAGGCAACCTTTTTCCCATGCTTAGCAAATAGGAATGCCGGATATTTGGTCAATACTGCTTGAGCGGCGAACTCCTTTTGCGTATCAGGAGTGTAGTTTATCATGATGTACTCATAGAGAAAGTCAAGTTCCTCGATAAGCCCGTCCAGGCATTTCCTGGCTTTAGCCACACTGTCGGCAAACTCAGGGAATGCAAGGCCAACCTCGGCGGTCTCCCCCTTCCTTGCAATTTCCAGGAACGCCTTGTGGCCCAAGCCATCCTTTGCATGGTGCAAGGCCACATACCCCGGGTGCTTAATCTTGACGCGAGAGAAGGAACCATCTACAACCACATAGCCCTCATTCTGCAACCCAGAGAGAGTCTCAAAGGTTGAGATGCACTCATCAAAGCTGGAAAGGGGGAATTCCTTCACCACATCAACCCCCATGATGTCCCCCATCATCTCCACATCTACCCGCTCAATCTCCCCATAGTCGAGGCCCCACCGCACCGTTGGCTCTACCTTATTGAACACAGTTAGGAGCGTGAGTTTTGCAATATCATGTGGCACCACCACACGATTCAGTGGGCCGGTTAGTTCAAATACATAGCAAAACTCTTTCGCACGCCCTGTCAAGTCCCTATCACCCCACACACTCCAGAAATACTCCGCGAAGGTCTGTTCACCACCATTCACCACGCCACTAGCATCGGGGGTACCACTGGTCGCCACATGCCACTGTAACTTGTAGTGATAGAGCACACATAGGCTGCCATCAAGCTTCTCCTGCACCCTTGCACTCCTCCAGTTAATCTCTGGGCAATACCCCTCACCAAGATTACCAAACTTATCAAAACCCCTTGAGATTACCCTCCAGTCATCTTGCTCGTCCAAGATGACTCCTCGACATTCACGCACCATGGGGTCCATAAACGGGCTGGTTATTTGATTGTACTTGAATAATACAAGGTTAGGGTGCCCACCATGACGCTTGGCTCGGATGCCGTACTCAGCCTCCAGTTTAGCAATTGCCCCATCCCCATGTACACGCAAAAATCCCTGCAAAAGCATCTCGCTCATGCAGGGATAATACTACTTAAAAGATAGATGTCAAGTCACTTTTTCTTGGCTTTTGCCATCGCTACAGCTTTGAACCCATCCCTCGCCGCGTTGGAGACCTCAAGCTCATGCTTTAGGTGAGCTATCTCACTCTTCAGCTTAGCAATCTCAATCTCCTCAGGGGATTGCCTGTTTGCGGTCTCCTCTTTTTCCATCAGCCACTCAATGGCGTACGCTGCAATGGCCTCAATATCCTCCTTTTCAACGTCCTCAACATCTTGCTGAAGGATGTTGGTGATGGCAATTTTATACCATTCATCCCCCATATCCACACAATAATCCACCAACCCTTTAACTCGTTCAATAATCTCATCCATGAGATGTTCCCTCAAGTATATCCCAAAAAGATACCATTTATCTCCGCTGGCTCACTGACCAATGGTACAACATTGATAGTGATATGTCCACTCACATTCCATACCAAATATTTCCCCTGGTCGAAACTTGCTAGGTTACGTTGGTCAAGGATTACACCACTTATGGCATCCTTTATCTCAACCCTTATTTGATTGCTGGTGCTATTCCAGGCCACAAAGTATAGCGCGAGCTGACGAAGTGACCCATCCACAATATTCATATCCATGGTTGTGGTGCCAAAGAAGAATGTGGGATATGTGATCTGGTTGTACCACCTTGCAAGCTCACGTGTGGTGGACTCATGTGCAGGGAGCTGCAATGCACGAGCATCACTGCTGCCACTTGCCAAGAGAGTCTGTATATTTGTATGAACATCAAATATTACATTCTCACCAAGATTGTTGGTATCACCCGCGATGAAGTTGCCTCTTTTACCATAGAGTGGTTTCCATGCCCCCTGGCTGGTGGTGTCAACGCGCACATATTCACAGGTTGCAGCTAGTGGCGTCGCGAATGCCTCTTCACTTTTAGCCCCCTCACCCACCTCATTTATAGCGGTAACCCTGTAGCTGCACATGCTCCCAACTGGGGGCTCATAATCCCTGTAGTTTGGCTTATGCAAATCATAAACCACAATGGTCTCTGCCTGCCAATCAATCCTACGATAGACACGGTAGGAGTCTGTTACCCCAAAGGGCCCCAACCATTTCAGTTGAACAAACCCATTGTCACTTGTGGCAGTTAGATTTACTGGAATCCCCGGCCAATTAGCAGTGTCACGACTGGGGGTCCAGCGATAAAGTGGCAGTTTACTCTTATATCCACTGGACTCAAATGCTAGCAGATACTCCCCTGTACTTGTTTTGAAGCTTCGGGCACTGTCTGGGTCTGTAAAAGCAACGGTGCCATTCACCTCAGCCCCTGGACACAATCGAGTGAATGGATTCCCAGTTAGAGCATCATAGACATGGATTTGTCCAAACTCTTCCCAGAAGAATACATAATCCCCCGCGACATGAAAGCTCTTGAATGCAAATAAGCTTGGGTCATTGTTGCTCCACGCGGGTTGAGTATACCAGTTGTTATCCGTTGTGAGGTTTGGTAGGGAGACTACATACCTAGGCACAGGATTGGAGTTTTTGACCACACTCCAATTATCATACCTCGCAAACACTGCGCCAGCGAAAAAGTTGACCTCTGTGCTGGTGTTGCCACTGAGGTACATGATGTCACTAATTGAGTCATAGCAAATTCTGTACCCATTCGCGGTGCTGCTGAATTTGTTGGTGAAGGGAGCCGGGAGGGGAGTGAACTCATACCCACTTACAAGATTGTAGATGGGGTATCCAGTTGTACCAATCCCCAGGCATGTGAGGTGCATAATACCACCAGACATAAGCCAGTAGATATCCCCATTTTGGGCCACATCATAAGCCATAGAGGGAACACTTCCCGTAGCTCCCAGTGGGCTTGGGATGTGGGTGTCCTCAGTTAATGGCTGCTCAACCCCATCTCCATTCAAGTCTAGCCACAGAACTGTCATCCCTGGGGGGCTTGCGTTGGGCACAGTGCGAAGTGCACCACACAATATACTTGTCTCCCCTAACCCCTGGTCATCAAAGCGGTAAAAGGAGATATCATTTGGGCTATTACCCAAACTCATGAACAGAAACTTCTGACCATGTATCCGGCGCATAATGGGCTGCGCGGATTGGAAGGGGCGCGGGTCTGTTGGGTGCAGAAAGGGGTTACGAGTGAACCCCTTGTACCCCCACTCACCCCCAGGGGTTGTCTGCGTCAAGTCCAGGGTGTGATGCAGGCGCATGGAGTACAGGTCCGCGCCATCGGTGGAGGGGTCAAAGTCGGGGCACCCAAACCCATCCTCATTAGCGTGCAATTGCCAGATAAGGTTTCCTTGGGAGTCAAACTTCCTCAGGTCTGTACCAGCCTGGTCACACGCGACGTAAATACTCCCCTGTTGGTCAATCCCAACCCCCACAAGTGAATAGAACCTTTGCCATCCACCGAAGTTGGCATCGTGGATTGCCCCAGGGGTTCCCCCACTGTAAATACCAAACCTTTGCCCAAAGGTGTGATGTAGTGCTGGAGTGGAGGACAGGTTTCCATACACACGGATGTTTTGGTCAGGGCCATTCTCAGTCACATATAGAAGGTCATTATTAGGGTCAATACACAGGCTTGTGGGCATGACCATATCTGCAATAGACTTGGTGCTATCAACCCCCAGCTTGGAGTATTTGAATACCCCAGTAGCAAGGGTGGGGGCAGTTTGGTGGAAGAATGGGCTGGTCCACCCCTCTTGAATAATCCACAGGTCCCCACGGATATCCACGGCTATAGGCCCGGGGCGCTGTTGAGTGAAACTAAATGCCCTCCCGGGCAATTCTGCATCAGTGTTGGTATCAACAACCAACACGCGGTTGTTGCTTAGGTCACTTATATATAGCTCATGAGTTGCGGTGGCACTCAACGCCATGCCAGTGATATTGGTACCAATGGTGTTAGTGAACGTTACGTTCTTTATCCAGTTCCCCTGTTTATCGACCTTGCTTAGCCGCTTGTTCCCTACAACCCCGCACCAAACATAGCTATAGCTGGAGTTGCCCACAACCCCACCCTCAACGGTTGGGTTATTCCCAAAATGGTCGTTATCCGAAAGGGTGCGGACTATGCGACCATCCTTGTAGATTTTGCAAGCATCACCATTCTCGTCATAGCTTGCTCCCGTCCAACAGGTGCCATCCAAATCAACCCATAGGCACTGGATGTAGAGGGAGACGTGACCATCGTCAAAAAGCCCGTCACTGCCCGCTGAGGCCTGGGAAAAGGTATTCCCAACCCAGGTGGTGAGCATCCCCGGTTCACGTGGTTCCCCGATGTAGATGTTGTCAAACACGGCGGTGGAGAGAGTGTCTTGGGTATTGCTGGTTACATACATGCCCGCATATACCACCCCGGGCATGTTGAATTTACTCCCAAGTGGAATTGGAATCCAAATGCTCCCATCCCTGCTCCAGTATGCGCCTACATCACCCCCGATACGGGACAGTTTAAACCAAAGTGGATTTGGCTCTGGGTTTGGTTGTGCACTAGCGATGCGCGCAAGGGACCTTTGCCCTACACCAAGATATCCACCAACGGTCCGGCATAGACCTTGAATAACTCCACGTTTTGGAGTGTTATTATCTGACTGAGGGGAGTAGTAAACCGTCACACTCCGAGGGGATGGGCCCAAATCCTCCCTCACACTTACTCCAACTTGAGTCAAGGCACCCATGGTATACGCGTTAGGAACCCTGCACACCATCTCAAAATCACCAATAAATGGGCGATGGATGTACTGAAACTGGTCCTCACTGTAGTCATTCGCGTTGGGGCCATGGAACCTACTAACCTGTCCAATCCCACTACCTGTGATGTTGACACTGGCTGGGGGACCGTCAAAAGTATAGGTCCCCATAAGACTTGGGGCTCCGACCTGTGTCTGCAGCCACTCTTGTGGCTGGAATGTATCAACTGGCAATTGTGGCATAATCTAAGTCCTTATTTTTCCAAGGTATTCAAAAGAGACAGAATCATTATCAGAGAATTCTAACCGAGTGAGTCTTCCACCCTTATATTGTAAGTCTAGATGTGACTCGTGTGGGTGAATTATATTTAAGTCAAGGTCACGCCATTCTAGCAATTCTTTTATGGGAGGGTGTGGGGATACAATAAATTCAAATCCATAGACAAATACATATTGTATAGTGTCTTCAATCCCATCTCGAGACCACTTCCCGTCACGGCCCACAGGGGCTAGAAGCCACCCATTCATTGCAATGAATACATCTGTTCTATATTCAGGCAGAATACTGGATGGCTTGGGTGTTTCAACTGGGTCAACTGGAAAGACAGTTACCCTTCCAGGAAATAACTTATCCCTTGCCTCTTTATCAAGCATCTCAGGACAACCCAATGAGTGGGTATTCACCCCCCAACACATGGAACATTTACTGTAACTCATTCTTGCCTCTAACTTGATAGCAAAACATCCACAACAGTTCCACCACAATCAAGCCTGATTCTCCCCCCCACCAGCTTAGGGTTACCCAACCCCTCAACTTGCTGAGATGTTACCTTACCTGCAAGGTATTGTGTGATAATATCTGTTGCCTGTACCCGTAGGGTATGATATGGGCAAATACTCACCTCAACACTGTACCCCTGGCGTTTAGTGGAGGTGCGCTGTGAGACCTCAAACCTTAGCATTTGATTGCTGTCATCCTTTAGCCCTAGGACCTCTGTTATGGAGTCCCTGACTCCTTTGAGGGCAGAGTAAAGATTGTCATCATCCAGCCCTTTGCTGGGGGCAACACGGGTCATCTTGATGAGCACTGGTTGAAATAATCTCCCATCCACAATAAAGAAAGGGCGCCTTTCACTCAAGGCACCCCTCATCGCCCGGCCAATCTCCTCCCGCTCAAAAGCAACACGCTTTGCCTTGACCCTGTAATGTTCCCTACTATTGACAAGGCACACGGTTTTAAGTTTAGCTGTAAAGGAGAACATGTGGCTCATATAACATATTTGTAGTCCTTTGCAAAGTGCTTCTGAAAATACTCTTCCCTCTCTTTATTCACTAGTTAAAATATAGAAATGAAAGAAATGTTATAATGGTAGTGACTCCACTGTCACCAGTAAGTTGCACGATGGCTTTTAGCTCTTCCTTTTTAATCCAAAAAGACCTAGTGCCACGAGAGAAACTATACCCACCGTCTGTGAATTTCACCTTCCATGGAAGGATAATTGGTCCATGAGACAACGCAGTATCAAACCCGAGCTGGAGCTTTTCACTAAGCTTCATTTTACCAACCCCAACAAGACGACTACTAACGCCACCATCCCAATGGGGATAAGGATGGGGGACATCACCCACACCCAACTCCACGCGATGTAGTTGGTCAATTTTAGACCAATAAAAAGCACAGTGAGGAGGCCAAAGAACCCAATTCCACTATTTGAACTGCTAGATGTATTACTCATTGATGTATAAATTACTCCAGTCAAACAGAATTGTCAAGACAAAAGGTAGGTCAATCTAGAGTTGCTGATTGGTCAAAGTCTAGACTTACACCAATCCACATAGGTCTCCATGAGTGGTAGACTGCAATCATTTTATATTCACCCACACTTGACTTAAGCACACTGGACAAGTGAACACCACGGCGCTGCCATCCCTTTGGTCATGTGTGACTCTGCCATCCTTTTGAAGGGCTTCCACCCTTGAGAGGCACCCATTACAGGTAAATGTATATACTTGTTCGCTAGGAATGATGCCTCGATGAATAATCTTCATTATTGCCCACTACCCCAAGGGTGATGCTCAACTTTCCCAACATGTTCATCACTGAACAATCCCCCCTCAGGGGTAGGTTTCACTGCGCGGGATTTGGACTTTTTCTTCATGGCAAGTTCAATGCCCTTGGATGCATAATCCACAGGTAGAGATTGAGTTTCAAACTGAATATCTGGGATAATGCTCATTTCCTTCAGATATTGGATGACCTCTTTTTGACTACCCTGGCAGCGATCAATATAGTAGTCAGGAATGTTCATGGCAATAACCACACGTTTATTTTTGATGCTTTGAGTGGGGATGTTGTCCTCCCACCATGCGGAGAGACATCTACCATCAAACGCGATATGAAGAACCTTCATCGTTTTGGCTCAGAGATGGAGACATTATAGAACTTGTGCAACCAACCCTCCTCCAGCTCAAATGTAAACTCTTCACCTATATGGGTCGCACCAATCAAGGCATGCTGACTGTTGCATCTGATTTTTATCGGGTCATGAAAGCTGGGGGAATCTACAACGAGCCAATATCTACATATTGGCACTTCATAGTGAGCTTCAATGATTTTACCGGAGAATACAATATGATGGGAGATTGCATTGCACTTTCGACAATCACCACCATCGGTTGGTGTGATATTGTCACCTGCGGCTGTAGTAGCCATGGTTACTTTTCCAGCGATGTTCCCTATGGCGTAGAATACGCCATCAACGCTAAATCCAACCCACTGTGATTTTGGAGTGCGATATAGGTTATAGCAGCCAAATGAGTCACTGACAATCTCAATTGTGAAGCTATTTCCAGCTGGGATAGTGCTATCCCAATATCCGCCAATATTCCATGTTTTATTCAGAACCTCTACCAGCCATTCAGACGATGATATTGGGTTGGCTGGTTTTGACAGGAACACCCCACCATATGAGATGGTTGGCTTTGGAACATAATTTTTCACTACCTGTTGCTCTGAGGGAGGCAACATGTATCCACACATACATGTTACCATAGTGCTATTGTTCACAGTGCTGCACTGACACTTCCAACCAAAACCCCTGGTGTATTGCTGGTCATCCACCAAAAGAATAGTCATTTTAATCCCAATCCCCCTCATCTTCACCCTGAAAAACAGTCACACAAGTTCCAGTTCCAGGCATGCGACATAGACCACAGTCACGGCAATGCCAGTTCCCCTCACCAAGATTATGCATGCTCTCATGGGTAACAAATATCTCCCCATTGTCAATTGCCTTGCACCCACGCATGGGAAGTGGAACTTTAAATGTAACCTTCCCCCACACATGTATGGTATCCCCTGGTTCTGAGAGTAGGATAGCATGAGACATAGCCTCCTCAGTGACCTCTTTTGGTGGTAGCCTCCAGCTATCCTCTGTGATGGGTGTGACCTTCCACTGAAGATTTGCCTGGGATGGGAAGAGTTTACCCTTCAACTTATTGAAGACCTCGCGGAATCTACTCATCCTCATAGCCCTCTAGATTACGGAATGTAGTAGATTTGGCATCAAACGCAAGGCGAACAATCCCAACCCCACCATTCCTCTGCTTTGCAACACCAACCTCCACTATTCCACGGTCACTGGACTTTTTGTTATAGTACTCATCCCTGTAGAACATCCAGACATTGTCTGCATCTTGCTCAATGTTGCCAGAGTCACGGAGGTCACTCAACATGGGGCGCTTATCATCCCTGGACTCACAAGAGCGTGAGAGTTGACAGAGGGTTACCCAGGGGACCTTAAACTCCTTTGCCGCTTGTTTCATCTGCTTGGTAATCTCACCCACCGCAAGGTCATGTCTATCAGCTTTGGGCATCCTTATCAACCCAAGATGGTCTACTATAACCAACCCCACAGTCAACCCAACCTTTGAGAGCTCAGCTTGTTTATTTCTTACTGTTGCACATATTGTGCCAATGTCTAGATTACATTTATCGGTGATGTAAATGGGCAGATTGCCTATAAGGGAAACAGCATTGCTTAATGCAATTGCATCCTCATCCCTTATTCGATTGCGAAAGACATTTAGACTTTTACCTGCTTCTCCACTCACTGCCCTATCTGCAAGTTGCACATCTGGCATCTCCAGGCTGAACACCAATACCGCAAGCCCTTGCTTTGCTACATTGATTGCCAGACTCATAGCTCCCGCGGTTTTCCCCATCCCAGGTCTCCCCGCGATGATGGTAAAATCAGTTGGGTTACAGCCACCAGTGCGTTTATCTAATACTGGAAATCCGGTGCTGTAGCCACGGATACTCTTTCCACTAGCAGCAAATGCCGCATGGTCTTTTATGCTTCTACTGACCGAATCCTTGATGGGCTTTAGTTCAACACTCCCACCACGGGACATCTCCATGTCACTAATCGCTTGGGAGTGAGACTCCAGTACCTCATCAATCCCATCTCTCAGCAAATAAAGCTTAGAGGCCGTGAGTTGACATTGCTTAATCATTGCCCTGGCAGAGCTAAACCTCTTTACAGCCTTGGCATATTCAACAACATTTGCCACATGTGGTGAGGAGTTCAATATGCTGGTGAGGTAGCTAACCCCATTCACCTCCGCAAGTCTACCACACTCCTTTAGCTCAGTGGCAAGGGTCACAATATCAACCCTCACCCCCTTCTCACATAAACTCACAATAGACTCCATTATACGTCTATGTGAGTTACTGTACATATCAGTAGGGGAGATTACATCCAGCACTTGAGGTAGGAGTGTATCATCAATCATGATACTTGAGATTACACTGACCTCACTATCAAGATCATGTGGGGGGGGCAATCCCTCGATATCAATCATGGGTAGAGCTCCCACTCAAGACCCCTGCGAACCTTCCGCACCTTTTCAAGCTCTTTTGCCCTCTTCGGTGTGTCTCTTCGGTTATTCTCAAGCCAATCTTCTGCTTTGGTGAGCAAATTACACATAATTCTCCGGGTGGGAGCTTGGTGTGAAATATCATCTATCGAGATTTCAAGTCTCCGTGTTTCACTAAGGACCCAGGAAAGGGCCGATGGGTCAACAAGGCACCCTTTGATGTCCCCCCACCCTCGGACGCGATGGCTAAACTTTGCCAAATTTCTCACGCTTGTTTTTCCCCGGTGACATGAGTGTCAGAAATTGAATCAATCCCCCTCGTCCTCGAACTCTCCCCATCCCCTGGTTGGCTCTTTGCTGCTTTTCTTCCCGATGTATTTATTCGCATTATTGGCTATGTGTGCAAGTGTAGGGTTATTCTTTACAAACCAATCATCTTGGAATGCACGAGTAATCATAGCCTTTATTTCCTCCGGCGCAAAGCTGGCGAGCAATTCATTCGCGGCTTTCCCCTCTCTGGAGTTTATCACCGGCTTCACCCCTTTGCACTCCAAAAACGCACCATGAAAGTATGATACCACAACTGAATACCCTGGGTGTGTAGGTGGTTTGCTTTTCTTGGCACTCTTCTTGCTCTTATTCTCAGATTCAGAATTCAGAGAACAGGTATCAGGGAACAGGGTTGTATCGTATACCCCATGGGATACCCCATAGGGTCCACCATATTTATCAATGAATTCATTGTAGTAGGAGTGATTCTTGAAGTCCTCCAAATTGTTCAAAATCGCAACACGTTTTGTGTCAGCAGCTTTCAAGGATTCCCCCACTTGATGTAGGGAAAGGTTGGGCACCCACACAATTTCATCCACAAAGTCATACTTTAGGAAACCATGTAGTTCAAGACGTTGAAGTGTAGTCTTTGCCTGAAGCTCACCCATGCCAAGTTCACGGCAAATGGTAGAAAGTGCCAGACTGTATAGTCCAGTCATTCTACTGTCCTTACATGTCATTACATAGAATACCAATGCCTGTGCTGCATGGTCGCCACGGAGAGATTTAGCTGTACTCCCATTCCAAAATATAGGTTTAATCACGGCGTATTTCCTCGACATACCAATTTATTCCTCAACCCCAATCATATAAAAACTAATCCCCTCAGATTGAAGAATGCGACGGCACTCCCTCTCCGCTTCCCCAGGGGTAAATGCCTGGATTTTCCTCCACTGCCATTGCCCATGAGGGCCTTTTTTCATTCCCAGGCAATCGTAGTAATTCACCGTGTAGGTGTGACTCATGCTTTATCCCCAGTGAAAATCACAGATGCAAACAATACACCAAAACACCACCCATAACTGAACATGAAAATCTCAACACCGGTCAATTTGATTTCTCCCTGTGATTTGCTGGGGTATAGGTCCACACCATCCCTGGTCCATAAGAGTTCCTGCTGCGCTCATCGGTCCTAATACTCAAGTCTACCTGGCAAAATGAGCAACTTGGATGGAAGGAGGTGTGACCTTTATGTCGATAGCTCAGCCAGCTTATCTCCACATACATTGCAAACATCTCAGCAAGATTGATAAGTGCACTTTTCATGGAAAAACCTCATGACTCATATCGACTGGACCAATAACATCGAATGTTTTTCGTGGTGTTACCTTGAATCCTTTGATATCCCCATTAGGGTATTTTACCAACACGCGCTCTTCATTATCAATGCTAAGTTCAGTGACATGTGCCCATTTCTCAGCTGCTTCCCAGCCATACACTGCCTGTATTTGTCTTGAATAACGTGGACAATGCTCTGCCCATACTAAGAAAGTACTCTCAGTTCCCATTACTGCAACTCCCTTGCTTTCTCACTATCAACCCATTGCCAAGTATCCATTTGACCTTTCAAAAACCCACGTCTATAGCCAAGACAATACGCAATGCCAACTAGTAAAAATACTGCTATCGCTCCACCTGCCATCACTTCACATCGCGTTTCTTATTTCGGGGGTGAGCTTTGTGGTCACCGCATGTTTTGGTGTGTCCTGACATCAAGCTCCGTGTAGAGACCTCACTTTTTCTACCACAAGAGCATTGACAATCCCATATCTTTGATTTTTTCCGCGGCCCCACAAAGCTCACCACAACCAAATCACCAAACTTTTGACCCATCAAATCTATCGTCCTAGAGAGCCTCCAGCAATCTCTACATAGAGGTAGAGCGTACATTCTTTTTTTGATTTTCACTGGGTCGGTTGCTTTGCGACTCATCTGCTTACCACATTCTCGACATTTTGGATTTTTACAGCTTGGGCACCTGAGTGCTTTTTTGCCCTTCGGGCGAATAAATAACAACGCGCAGACCACACATATTCCTTCAAGGCGCTTCTCTCCCTCCTCGACTGAAAACTCAATGTCTGCACGGGCAAGAACACTCTTTGCCAGCTCCACATCGGTAATGGTTTTGATGGCATTGCCGTCTTTATCCACCACCGTTATTTTCCTTGCTCTACCATTATTTGCCCTAGCCCTGATGGGCGCGGCAACAATGGTACCAATTCTCAACCTATCAGTAAGTTCAAGCTTATCATTCACGGGATAGCTCCATTAGTTGTGCATGAACCCTTGCGCCTTGAAGGAGGTTGAGTATCCCCTCATGGGTTACTTTGCTCCCATGCTCACTCCCCATTCTTGGAGAGAATGCAAGCATGTGTTTTTTAATCTTGATAAACGCGTGCTCATCACCAGTCACCCTAATCGCCGCTCCCTCCACGCTCCAGGATTTTGCCAGCACATCACATGGGTCACATGAAGATGAGTTGGAACTCCACGCAAACCCCATCCATGCCTTGGCATTGCGGTTACTTAGGTCAATCTTCCAGTGACTTGGGTCAAGTAGAAGAATATACATAGCCTGGAATATTTGGCTCGCTAACATGTCACTGTCCAATGCTCAAAAGGGTCCACAGGTTTGATAGGAGGTGTCTTGCTCATGTCCTTCACACTAACTCAAAATGGTAGACGGTCAAGTAAAAAGATAGAGAAAAAGAATTTGCTGGGTGGGGGTTGACTGGTGGGGGGTGGATTGGTAGCGTGTTGGTTATGGGATATTATACAAGTTTCGAGGGCAGTTTTAGTATTACTCCTGAGCCCACAGCAAAACTGCTGCGAGCATTTCCTGATAGTGAATATTATGAATGGCACATCTCTAGCAATGATGAACTCCAACCCCCAAGTGAGGGAAAATACCATTACACGGATGAGGCATTAATCGCATCTCTCAGCAAGCTTGAGGCTATGGGATTCAGGGCAAATGGTGAGGTTACTTGGCAAGGGGAGGATGGGGAGGACCATGGGAAATATGTAGTGAAAAACAATAAGCTCACAATTTATGACTGTGTACGCACTTACACTGTAAGGAAGGCAAAGAAGTGAATCAATTTATCAGTGATAACTTTGAATGGATTTTGCTTGGGTTGCTTGGCATAGTCATTGCCTTTGCGCCCTATAACCCAAGGAATTACGATGAATGACACCCCTATTCAAGCAACAGTAAAGCTCATGCATTGTTGTGAAATGAATGATGAGTTTTCCCTATACTCCATCTACACAAATGAGAAAACCGCACGACTTGTTAAAGTGGTAGCACCTACTGGAAAATATGCTAAGGGTGAGATGGTGTTATTCTGGGATGATGGGATGAAAAAAGATGGTAATTTTGTGAAACACAGGAAGGTGTGGGGTGAGCGGAGTGCTGGGGAGGTAGAGAAACTCTCCTGTCATTGTGGCAAAACCAATAACCCCATTATGTGTGATACCTGTAATCCAGGTGAGTCTAAAATCCCTTGCGTTGAATATGGCGTTGAACTAGGCTGGTGCAAGTGTGGTGCCTCCACTGACCCCTCGGATACTCATAAGTGCGGTAAAGCTCAATGGCACCTTGGTGGGGTCAATGAGTTCCGTGTTGATGGCTCTAAACCAGGTGGCCAAGCGTTTATTGCTGCGGTGAAGAAATGAAGCAAGAAAGGGCCTGGGGCTTTGATGTACGCTGAGATATTCTTTGATATCTATGATGGTGAGACCAGTGTTGGCATAACCACAACCATTCAAGGCCCAGGAGCTGAAAATATACTCAGCTATGTAGAGGGAACTTTTCTGGACATTGGCATGGGGAATGTCCATGGTATTCAAGTGTCCATTTATGGGTGTGGAATAGTGAATGGGTTTCCACTTTACAGTGTGATCATGTGGGAGTGGGTAAATGAAAACATCTGATCTGCAAACTCTAATCTCTGTAGTGATTGTAAGTAATATGACAACAAAAGAACATGCAATAGATGCTGTACAATTCGCACTCATGTGCATTAACACACATAGGGGCAACCAGCCCTATATGTGGCACCGAAAGAACCGCAAGTGAGGCTTGTAATTATTGAATCACGTTACGCCGGGGATGTTGAGCTGAATGTTCGTTATGCCAGGGCATGTCTAAGGGATAGCCTGCTACGTGGTGAGGCACCCTATGCATCCCATCTCCTCTACACCCAGCCTGGGGTATTGGATGACCTTATCCCTGATGAGCGCAACCATGGTATCAATGCTGGATTCGCGTGGCGTGCAGTCGCAGAAGCCTCTATCTTCTATGAAGATTTGGGGTATTCCAAGGGAATGATACTTGGCCTGGAGCATGCAAGGTTTGTTGGGCAAGTGTGTGAGTTTAGGAAGATTGAGGGGTGGAAATGACTGATTTTAAACACGTGGGGTGTCATATGCCAGGGTGTCAAGATAAGCTTTGCCACTATTGCGCCTATGATATGCTTCAAAAGACTGCCAGGGATGAGCGCGAACGCGTTATGGGTATTGTCTTAGAGTATCTGGGAGTAAAAGAAAAAGATGAGGAATATCAAGGTCACCCGCTTTGGACGAAGGTCCTCGTGGATGTAGATGAAAGCTACCGTGAGCCATGAGAAGGTGTGAAAGCCCCGAGTGCAACAACCAAGCCAAAGAGCCGGACTGGTGCTTTGATTGCTCTAATAAGGGAGAGGTTGCACTTATCAACATGGTCAAACGTGAAGAGCGTAACCGCATACTTGACATCATCATGGCTCGCCGGGTTGAGGTTGCTGGAAACCCACGGCTTTGGAACGAAGTCAATACCATCCTTGACCTAATTAAAAAACCATGACCACCTATTCCATCACCCAGGGCAATGAGGTTTACATCTACATTTTAGGTAGACTTGTCATGAAGAGGTGGTTACATCTTGGGTTGAGT